CCTACCCAGCAGCAAGTAGCAAATGACTTGAATAATATGATTGGTGATAATGCGCCAAAGAAGATTAAAGCATAGACTATGAAAGCATCAGATATGTTACGAAACAATAATGGCTTGAAGACTACACAGAGTGTGCTCAACAAGCAGCAGAGTGGGGTGGATGCGGCACAGAAGGCGAATGCTGAGCAGATTAACATGAATACTGCCCAAGCTATGCTGCATGGCAAGGAAGAGCAGCTTACTCCTCCAAAGGATGCACATGAACAGGCGGTAAGGATGAACCAGCAGACTGCTGAGGGTATGCTTAATGGTTCTATCCCTATGGATAAACCATCCGTGCCTATCGTGAAGAAGGAGGAGCCAGCAGAACAGCCTAAGCAGCTATCTTATGCTGAAATGTATAAGATACTGAATCCTGAACATCAGGAGACGGAAGAGCAGAGGGCGAACCGAGAAAAGAAGGAACGTACCAAGGCTCGTATCGCTGCTCTGGGTGATGGTCTTCGTGCGCTCGCCAATATCTTCTTTGCTATGAATGGTGCTAAAGTGGTACACAATCCTGAGTCGGATATGACTAAGGCGGTGAATAAACGCAAGGCATATATGGATGCTCAGAGAGAAAAGAATCGGGCATCATGGCTGGCTGGGTATCAGAGGGCACTTGCTCTTGATGAGGAAGCTCGCAAGAATAACCTGACTCTCGCTGAGCAGATGAGGTATCACGATATGCAGAACGAAATCAACAAGGTGAAGAATGACCAAGGGCAGCAGAGAATTGACCAAGGTAACAGAAGACTTGACTTGTCGAAGATGAAGTATCAGACTGATGCTGATTACAAGAAGGCAGTCTTGGCTATAAAGAAGGCTCTGGCTGATGGGCAGATTTCTCATTGGCAAGCACAAGAGGCCATACAACGTATGAATGCTGAGACTGGTCGTTTGCGTGCCAACAAGTCGGGTAGTGGTGGCTCCCGAACCGGTTCCTACTCAGGAGAGGTTGATGAGTATATGGATTTGATGGAAAAAGACCCTGATGGTATGGCTGAGGCTGCAAAGGAAGTACGGAAGATGGGCTACTCTCCTAAAACGGCAGCAGGAAAGAAGGCTCAGAAGATAGCCTATCAGCGTAAGCATGGTAAGGGTAAACAGAACCATACGTCATCATCCAACAAGGGTGGCAAGAAGAAGACTGGCGTAAAATGGTAACAGAATTGGTAACAAGAATTTGGTAACAAACAAATATATATATCATGGCAGAAAGACCATTATACACTTTATACAAGAATCTGAAAGCACAGAACTATGATGTGCCTGATGATTACAATAAGTTTGAGAGTGCTCTGACAAGAGACGGAAAGGGCGGTGCGGATAACAGACACGCTATCTATGAGAACTTGAAGGCTCAGAACTTTGATGTTCCATCAACTTATGAGCGTTTCTACTCTGCACTCTTTGAACCTCGTAGTAAGACTTCATCTAGAGCGAAGGGCGGTAGTGTTCCTATGAGTGCTGCTGACCGTGCTCGTTTCTCTGCTGGGGCAGCAGCTATCTCGGCTAGTGCTCGGCAGACAATGAACAATGCTGGCAGATACAACATATTGAAACAGCGCAAGCAGAAACAGCAGAAGGATTTCGGTCGTGTGAATTTGGGTACACATCAGACTCCTTATGGTGGTGATGCAAACAATGTGGTGAAGGATGATTTCGCTTACAATCCTGAGACTGGCAAGATTGGCGCATACGTTACCTCGGACAATGAGAATGTTTATTCTCTTCCTGAAGCTGAGCAGATGCAAGCTATACTTGACAAGCAGAACGATGCCTATCAGGTAGCGGTAGATACTGGTGAGATTCCATCTGCCTTTGATGTTCGTGACAAGAATGGTAACTATGACTTGCAGGAGAACATCGGCAAGAATGGAACCTACCTTACTGAGGAGGGTGCTCAAAAGCAGTTTGACAAGAAACTGGCTGATGCCTATGCCCGAAAGAAGGAGATTGAAGCTCTTATCGCTGAGGATAATCGTCAACACGGAAATCCTTTGCTCTCTTATGGTGCTAGTATTGGTGCAGGTAACGGAAGAACTGCTGAGCAGAGTGACTATAGAAATAAGTTGGCAACCTCTCTCTCTCTGGTTACTGAGCAGATTGGTGCGCTTGAAGCGGTGAAACAATATCCTACAAGTAGCTGGGGTGAGGATGCCTTGAAGGCTCTTGACAATACTGCATTTACTGCAAAAACATGGGATTTCGGTCTGACTGACTTCGCTATCATGGGGCAGATGGAACGTATCAAGACAAAGATGGATAACAATATTCCTCTCTCTGGTTCTGATAAGATGCTCCTGAAGAGTAAACTTGGTGCGGATGCTGCTACGGCTCTCGAAGATGATAAGATGGGTAACGTCTATCGTTGGACGAAAATTGCAGGGCAGAGTCTCCCATTTATGGCTGACTTCTTCCTGACTGGCGGTTATGGTGGTATTACCAAGGGCATCAGTCGTGGAGCCTTGAAATTTGCTGCTAAACGTGGCATGGGCAAGGTGAGTGCTGCCATCTTGAAGAATACTGGTATCGTGGCTGGCGATGTTATCGGCTCGTATGCAATGGCTGGAACTGAGCAAGCGTTGAAGACTGGTGCTGACATCATACAGCGACATCTTGGTAATCTGTATCAGGATGAGAAGGGTGATTATAAGTTTGGTACTTTCGATGAGAATGGAAATCTTCTGCATGAGGGTGGTGAGTCTATTGGTACTGCTCTCTATAAGGGTATGACCTCTGCTATGGTAGAGAACTATACAGAAAAACTTTTCGGTCACAACTATGGTATCAAGAAGGGTGCTGTCAACTTCATGGAGAAACATGGTATGAATGCTTCTGCTGAGTTCTTCAAGAATATCGGCAAGAGCGGATGGTATACCAATTCCAAGAAGTGGATGGAGAAGTTCGGTATCAATGGTTTCGCTGAGGAAGTGATGGAAGAGGAAATTGGTATTCCTCTTCATGCCCTGCTGGATGGTGAAGGAAAGGTGAGTGACATCCTTGATGCTAGACAACAACTCGACATCATCGGTGGTATGGCTATCTCTGTCGGTTCTATGTATGCGATGGGTGCTGGCTCCCGACCAGTAAAAGGTATCTACAATCGTGCTCAGTATTACCGATTCCGCAACAAGGTGAACGTGGCTGATATTGATGCACAGAACCTTATGGGCGATAACTGGGCAGACATCAAGGATAAGATTGACAATGCAACCAACGAGCAGATGGGTGGTGTGCTGGCTGATATTCTCAGACAGAGAGATACCATGACCAAGGAGCAGATTAATGCTGCTGTAAATTATGGTATCAACTTGATGAAGATGCGTGGCTACAATATTGCCAAGACTGCTGAAATGAATGCCAAGGAGATTACCAACGAGCCAACAACACCTGAGGAGCAGCATCAGGCAGATATTGACAATGCTTATTCTGAGGGGCATGATGCTGATGATGCAGACAAGCATGACATTCAGATTCAGCAGGAAGACCAGATGAAGACTCTTGCAGCAGCCTTGGGCATCTCTGAGCAGCAGCTATCTGCCATGAGTGACGAGGAACTGGAATCAATGACTGGGCAGGATGATAAACTTGACCAAGCTATCTATGACTACCAGTTGTCTTCTGCCCGATACCAAGGCGTGGTTGATGATGCACAAGATAAGGTTGACCTCGCTGCACATCAGGCAGAACAGAGAGTTGATATGTACACAGACCAGAGTCGTGGTTCTGTCCGTAACGCTACAATCAAAGCATCAGGTGGCTTGGAAGACTATGGTGTGTACATTATTAGTGGTAACATTGCTACTCATGATGATGGCTCCATTGATGTGGGTAATAGCGATGATATGATTCTCTACTTTGACCCGACAACGAATAGTGTAGAACACGCTGATGCGTTGATGTTCGCTGAACTGGGTGAAGAACTTCCTGCTGATGATGTGAAGGCTCAGGCGGTAGCTTATGCAAAAGAGAATGCTATCAAGGAAGTGGCTGGCATCATTGATGGAACCGTTGAAGTTGGCTCCCAGTTCAATGTGACTGATACTGATGGTACTGAACATACCTATGAGGTGTTGGCTGACTATGGTGATGGTACTGCTGCTATCTCTATAGATGGTAACGTGGTGGAGAATCCTTATTCGCTTGCAGACTTGCAGCAGATGAAAGACTTGGAAGACCAGAAGAGATTGGAAGCTGCCAAGGCTGAGCGTGAACAGATGGAGAAGGAACGTGAAGCCCAGCAGACTCAGAATATAGAAGAGACTCAACCTTCATTTGATTTCAATCAGATACTTAATGACAATGGAAACGTGGTGCTTGCTGATGTACTCGGCAAGGATGGTAATACAAAATATCCAAACTCCCAGTTGTTTCTTATCCGTGATTCTGGTGCAAAAGCTAAGGTGATGGAATTGACAAGTGATGGCTCTCTTATTCCTCATGCGGTCAATAAGAAAGATGTGAGAACTGCTACTACTATGACACTCGATGAGTATAAGCAAGCTTTTGCTGAATCCTCAATGATAGAGGATAATAGTGGAGAGAATAGAGGTGAGATAGAGGTGGAGACTCCGACAATAGAGGGCGAGACTGCTGCTCCTGCTGATGAGACTGCTGCTCCTGAATCTGCTGAGACTCCTGCAACAGAACAGACTCCTGCTGCTCCTGCCATTACCCTTGAAGATGGAACCATCGTGCCTATGCTGGAGGATGGCAATCCTGACTTCTCGAAGCTGACTGCCGCACAGACTGCTGAGCTATATGATACTCAGTTCGGTGAGGATGCAGATAGTATCGTATCTGGATATGTGTCTGATGCAAAGAAGGCACTCGACAAGGCTAGCAACATGACCGTGAAGGGTAAGACTTTCGTGGAACAGAAGGCTGCTAAGGATGCCAAGGAGAAGGCTATTGCTGATGCTCAGGCGGCTTATGACTCTGCTATCGCTATCCGTGATGCCTATAACGAGCGACAACTTGCCAAGGTGGAAGATACTGCTGAGGGCAGAAAGGAACTCATTGAGAAGGCTAGAAGAAAGTTCGCTCGCTTGAAGAGTGCGGTGAAGGATGATGTTGAGGCTGTATCACAACTCTACCGAGATACCATCGGCTCTCTCCTTCATCGTCTGTATGATGGTACTGGCATTGACGTGACTGATACAACTCCGCTTACTGCTGAGGAGTATGTGGCTAGCAACCTCGGTGCTCACTCTCTCAACTATGAGGGTACAGAGACAAGCAAGGGTGTTAAGCAGGAAACTGGATTGAGCAGAGAAGACTTTGCCAAGACTCAGTTGCTCGCTGCTGATGGCAAGGGAACTACTATTGATGCGCTCGTTCATAGCTTGTGGGAGAATCGTCCATCTAACCTTGAATCACTAGACACTCAGGATATTCGCAACGCACTTATCGGTGTACTCAATAGCGGTTTCAAGGCATCGGAAGCAAGGAATTTTGTTGAAAATATTCGCATTGCTCAGGCAGAGAACATACTTGAAGAGCAGAAACGTGCTCAGGAGAATGCAGCCTATGCTGAGCAGCACAAGGCTGAGCCAGAGGCTGAGTTGAAGGCGAAGTCGGATGAAAAGGCTGAGTTGAAGGCGAAGTCAGAGGCGAAGTTGGATAATGAATCGGATAATGAATCTAATGATTTGTCTAATGAAACGGATAATGAGCAGAAAAATGACAATATAAATGATAATATAAATGTTCCTGAGGATGCTACAGATGAAGCTCCTTTAGGCGCACAGCGTGATGAATCTGACCTTCCTTTCTCTGCCAAGGAGAATGGCAAGCAGCAGACAACTGCCGAGCGTGCTGCTGACGTAGAGAAGAATAAGGTGGATGATATGAAGGTCGTTGACAATATCGTGGGCGAGAAGACTCGCAAGGCTTTCGAGAGACTGTCTAAGATGATGGGTGCTACCATTCAATGGCAGTACTCAGACAAGTTGGGTAATGGCTGGATTCAGGAGACTACGGATGCCGATGGCAACGTGCATCGTACCATCTTCATCACTCTTGACTCTTCTATCACGGAAGGTGCTCAGTTTATCTTCGGTCATGAAATGACTCACCAAATCAAGAACCTGAACCCTGCTGCATACAATGAGTTGACTCAGCTTGTGCTTGATACCTATGGCTCTGATGCCTTCGACAAGGCGGTAGATGAGACCATGAAGAGATATTCTGATGCTGGATTCTCTGGACGTGCTAGAGATTACTATGCTGAGGAGGTGGTTGCTGATTCGGTAGGTGAAATGATTCGTGACCTCAACTTGGCTCACACTCTCGCTATGAAGATGTCTCATCCTCTTCTCGCTGCTATCCATGAGATATTGAAGAAGATTAAGTTGGCATTCTTTGGTACTGAGTATAGCGATGTGACCAAGAACATCATCCGCTCCATCGAACAAGCCTATGTGAAGACTGCCAATGGTCAGGTGACAAACTCTGAGACTGGCGAAGATGTTTCATTCTCTCTACGTCAAAAGCCTGAACCTAAGAAGAAGGGTATCGGCTACAAGGTGTTTGTGCTAAAGGATGGCAAACTCTATCCACCAATGGTAGCGAACCCTGATGGTGCTGCTACTCCAGTTGGTGTATGGCTCGATGCTGATGCTGCTCCTATTGCAGGAGAAAGCAAGACTGGCAGACCTCAGGTTAAGCAGGGTGGCAAGGGAACACAAGGCGGTAGCGGTAAGCTAGCCTATAGACCAGGCTGGCATCTTGGTGTAGTGCCTTACGCTATCCAGTTCAACCGCAAGGATGCTGATGGAAACAAGACTCTCTTCCCTAAGAACTTCGTCTTCGCTGAGGTGGAGTATGCTGCTGATGTAGATTATCAGGAGGAAGCTCGCCAAGAGGGTATCAATCCATCGGGCAAGTATCAGCATTCATTGGCTGGCTTGAAACATCTGCCTACTGATGGATATTATATGTATCGTACCAACCCGAACCCTGAGACTGACCCTTGGGTGATTACTGGTGCGATGAAGGTGAACCGTATCTTGACCAGAGCAGAGCAAGTGGAACTTGTGAAGAAGGCTGGTCGTGAACCTCAGCAGATTCAGGAGGGCGATATTGTTACTGATGATGTTGTGAACAGCATCAATCAGGAGATAGCTGATGCTCCTAAGTTCTCGTTGAAGGTGTACCATGGTAGCGGTGCTGACTTCACAGAGTTTGACTTCGACCACATGGGCGAGGGTGCAGGCTCACAAGTATTCGGATGGGGCGGCTATGTAACCTCTTCAAAGAAGATTGGCAAGAGTTATGCGAATCTTGTAGATGCTAATGCTCCTCATCAAGATGTTGAATATGTTGGTAATAACGCTCATGAATATACTTATGTAGTTGTTGGCTTGTTTAATGGTGGTCAGAGAGATTATGATGATGTTAAGGAGTTCTTGCAGAATGGCTATAATTCCGACAAGGATAATGCTCGGAAGAAACAGATGTTGGAATGGTTTGAAAGTACAAAACCATCTGATTGGAAGTCTGTTAATGATGGCAAACGTAATCTCTATGAGGTTGATATTCCTGAGGATAATGGCAGCAACTATCTGGAATGGGAGAAGACTTTGACTGAGAAACAAATAAATGCTATTCGTGATGCTTTGGCTAAGAATGGTGTTGATATTTCATCTTTTGAGAAGAGAGGATTCAAACTGGATTTACCTTTTAAATATGTATATACTACGGTTCTTCCAATGATGATGCATAGCAAGCCAAAGGATGTAAGTAAGTTCCTTTCCTCTCTAGGCTTTACTGGTATCAAATATCCTGCTGGAACCATCATGGGTGGTGCTGAGGAAAATGATACCAACTATGTTATCTTCAAGCCTGAGGATATGAAAATCACAGAGCACACCAAGTTCTCTATCAAGACTTATCATGGCTCCCAAGCATCATTCGATAAGTTCGACCACTCCTTCATGGGTAGTGGTGAGGGTGCTCAGGCTTATGGCTGGGGAACCTATGTGAGCGAGGTGGAAGGTATTGCCAAGGCTTACGCTAAGCAGAACACGGCAAAGAGAAATACAGAATACACGGTAGCCAAACGTGCTTATGAGGATGCCGAGACGGAATACAAGAACCTTACTAATTATATTGCTGATAGCGAGTTGAATATTAATATGTATAATATTCCTTCTTTGGAAAACAACAAGAAAAAACTTGCAATGTACAAAGAAAAGGGCATTCAGCATTGGGTAGAAGTGTATGAGCAAAGAGTGGAGAGAGGTGAAAAAAACATCAAGGAAGAGCGTGAGCGTATCGAAGAGTACAAGTTAAAGCAAAAGGAAGCTTATAAACTTATGGATGAAGCCAAGAAGAAACTTGACTCTATAGAAAAGCCAAAGCGTAATCTCTACTCTGTTGATATTCCTGATGATACTGGTCGCAACTACATCGGTTGGGATGAGCCTTTAGGTGCTGCCAAGATTATGCGTCTGCCAAAGGTATTCAAGGCTGATGGCTGGGAGTACAAGAAGGTTGGTATGTATGATACTTACAAGATTGATGGTAACGAACATGAGGTTTGGCTTGAACCGTCTTTGACTACTGGCAAGGAGTTGTATCGTGACTTAACGAATGCACTTGGTAGCGACAAGGCTGCAAGCGAATTTCTCTCCAAGGCTGGCTTTGTCGGTGTGAAGGTTATCGCTCAGCGTAATGCTGGCGGCAACAAGGAAGGCAAGATGAACTATGTTATCTTTGACGAGAACAATGCTCAGATTACAGAGCATACAAAGTTCTCTCTCCGTTTGAAGTCTGCTATTGAAGAAACAGAAACCAATCCATCTGACGCACAGAAAGAGAGTGGCAACTACAAGAAGGGACACATCAAGTTCGGTGGCTACGATTATACTATAGAGAATCCAAAGGGTTCAACTCGCTCAGGTAAGGATGCCGATGGCAAGGAGTGGAAAGTAACCATGCACGATACCTATGGCTATATCCGTTGCAAGTTTGGAAAGGATGGTGACCATCTGGATATGTTCATCAATGACAAAGCAGACCTTGATAATTGGAATGGTGATGTGTTTGTCGTTGACCAAGTGAATCCTGATGGCTCGTTTGATGAGCATAAGGTAATGTATGGTTATGACTCCATGGACGATGCCAAAAAGGCTTATCTCGCCAACTATAGCGATGGTTGGAAAGGTCTTGGAAATATTACTGGAACAAGTAAGGATGAGTTCGACAAGTGGCTTGATACGAGCAATCGTAAGCTAAAACCATTTGCAGACTATGCTAAAGTAAAGTTCTCGTTTAAGGATAATCAGGGGAATCCTCTGAATCAGGATGGTACTTTGAAACTGGATAAGATTAAGTCAGTTGATGAATTGACGGATGAAGACTTCACTAGTGCCTTTCGTAATGTAGAGCTTCCTGCTATACCAAAGAATGTGGATGCTGCTATAGGAGCAAACGGAAAGCCTATTGTTATCAAGAAGAATATTTTTGAGAAGAATTGGAATGCTCACAAGTTTACTCCTGCTGAAAGCAAAAAGGTATTGAATGATGCTTTATACAATACAGATTTGGTAGGGCATACACAGCCAACAAAGAAGCCTAACCATTGGGTTGCAATCAAGTTGGATGAAAAAAGTCCTATCACCGTGTTGGAAGTAAACGACAACAAGGATAATGTTGAAGTTGTTGGTTGGTATACACTTGATGAAAGAAATCTTGGGAGAATAAAAAGACAAGCTGAACGAAATGGCGGCGAACTCATTATGTTAACTCCTAAAGATGATAAGGTGGAAAGCCTTTCCACTCCTCCGCTCAGCTCTGCTGCAAAGATAGACAATTCTTCTGAAACTACCAAGGGAAATGGCGAAAAGTTTTCATTGAAGGACGAAAAAACTATGTTTGGTATGCATAACATCAGCGTTAACAAGTTAAGAAAGGCTATCAAGCAGGGCGGTTTTGCTGCTCCTTCTATGGGTGTTGTTGACTCCAAGAACGGAATATACTCTGATTATGGAGAGATTACCCTGATTCCTAAGGCTGAGAAGCTGGCTAAGAGAACAGGCAAGAATGCTGGAACCTTCACGGCTGATGCTTGGACACCTACCTATCCTCAGGTGGAGAGAATCATGAATAAGCAGGGCGAGAAGGCTTTCAATACCGACATGAACGTGAAACTTGGTGATGTTGATAATGGTATCTATTCCAATGTAAGAGAAAGCTGGAAGGGATATTTGTCAAGTGGCGATGTTCGTGACGGATTGTACTGGCACTACTTGTTTGATAATGGCATGAATCCTGAAACTATCTATCAGACTGGCAAGTATGACAACGACATTACCAACGAGGTGATGCGTATCTCAGATAATGGCAACAAAACAGATTATACTGATAAAGAGGTAGCAGAACTGATTCAACTGATGAATAAGGCTACTGGCAAGGATAATGACGTAGATGCTCAACGTGAGAAATTGAAGGCTCGTATCGCAAGTGCAGAAAAGCAGGGTAATCATTTGCTTGTTGCTTTGAAGAAGAAACGTCTTGAAGAACTTGAAGGCGTGGAGAACTTCTATATCGCTGCTGATTTCGTGAATGATGTGGTTCGCAATAACAGAAAGAATGGAAAGGTAGATGTTCACGACACGATGGGGACTGCAAAGAAGAAGGTGGAGGATAATAAGAAGTTATCTGATGATTTCCCATCTTGGCTGGATAAGAAGACAGAGGAATATGGTGTTGAGGAAATGCTTTATAATGGCACTACACCTAGCGGTAAGCCTAAGTATATCCCTAATACTATAGAAAATGCTGTGAAGCTCATGAAGAAACAGGGTGTGGCTGGCGGCTATACTGCCTTCGGCTCAGAACTTGGTGTGTTCATAGCAAAGAACTCTCCTGAGGTTAATACGCTTGCTGCCATGAAGAATGCCAAGGATAAGTTGATTCCTTTTGGCGATGAGAGACATAATCAGATAAAAGACAAGATTACCAAGGAGTTCTTGGAATTGTCTGATGAAATCCGTGTTGGCTCTAATAACAGATATGCGTTTGATGATAGCGGTGTTTCTCGTATGGTTGAACTTACTGACCATAAGGGAAATGAAAAGGAGTATTTGAAGAAGGCTTATAATATTGAGGTATCTGATGAGTGGATGGATAGATACAATAAGTTGCTTGATACAATCAAGAAAGACTATAAGGTGTTCTATTTTGAAACCAAGTTTATGAGACCTTACGGACTTGATGAGTTTGAGAAGGCTATCGTTCCTAGCGATACTCCAAGTGATGTTATAGATGCCTTGAAGAAGGCTGGCATTGATGTGAGCAGTTATGAGCGTGGAAATGCTGAGGATAGACAGAAGGTTACTATGGATGCTATCAATAGTAGCGACAATATCCGTTTCTCTCTCGCTGGCGAGCGTGGTGCGGCTGCTGCTGACAAGGCAGAGGAGCGTACTTTCCGTATGGATAACCTCTCTGTGGCTCGCAAGATGGAAGAGAAGAAGAAGGATGCCAAGGCTATCAAGATGGCTACTGGCTGGGAGCGTGGTGCTGATGGCAAGTGGAGATACGAAATGCCTGATGCCAAGATAAAGGACACGATGGACGTAGGCGGTGGACACATCGTTAAGCGTTACGAGGATGATATGCTCTGGAATGGCGGCAAACTATTTGATGTGATTGATGCACCTGAATTATTTAAGGCTTATCCTCAGTTGAAGGGTGTTCGTATTGATACGGATGCCATTATGAACGATATGCCTTCACATGGTGAATATGATTCAAAAACCAACACCATAACCATTCATGCTGATGAGTTGAAATATATGAATGACATATTGAATCACGAGATTCAGCATGCTATTCAAGGTATTGAGGGATTTGCCACTGGAGGTAGTCCTACAACTATTAGAGGTGAAGTCAAGAAGAGGTTTAATGAGGTCACAAAACAGATTAAGCAGCTACGAGCAGAAGGTAAGGAAGATGAGGCGAAGGCTCTCATAGAGAAGAACAGAGGTCTTTATGATGCCTACATGAAGAATGATGATTTCAATAGCTACAAGTCACTTGCTGGCGAGGTGGAGGCAAGAAATGTGCAGGAAAGAATGAACATGACTCCTGAGGAGAGAAGAAAAACTCTCGCTGAATCTACTGAGGATGTGGCTCGTAAAGACCAGATTTTCTTGGGCGTGGGCGATGTGTCCTTCTCTCTCCGTGATATGGCTGACGGAAAGGAGAGTGGGGCGGCAGATATGGCTGAGGATTTGAAGAGTCTGAACACTCCTGATGAGGTGGATGATGCTATCAAGACTGCTATTGAGGATATGCCGAGCGGCTGGAAGATGGCTAACAAGAAGATGATTCATATTGCTCAGGCTCTGGGCGAGAACCGCAAGGCAGAGATTGCTGGCGAGGAACCTAAGTTCTCCCTGAAGGATGGCACTCTCATTAAGGCTGGAACCTACTTTAGCGGTGGCGGTCTTGTTGAGGAAGGCTTGAAGGGTATCATCGACCCAGTGGTGGCAGTAGAGTATGACGAGAAGATAAGCGGTGTTTATCGCAATAACTTCGGGCAGCACATCGTTACTGCTGATGTTCGTGATGTTGACCCTAAGGAGTTGGTGAAACAGATAGATGGCGAGGTGGAGTACTTCCATGCCAGCCCAGTCTGCAAGAACTACTCTCAGGCAAAGAGTAACCATGCTGAGGTGGAACTTGACAAGGAGACTGCTGCTAGCACTGCCGAGTTCATCAATGCTATCAAGCCAAAGGTGGTGACCATTGAGAACGTGAAGGGATATAAGGATTCCGAAGCGATGAAGACTATCACCGATGCTCTGGATGCCAACGGCTATACTTGGGATGCAGATGTGTATAATGCTGCTGACTATGGCGGCTACACCAACCGAGAGAGATTGATTGTTCGTGCGGTTCGTGATGGCAAACTCCCTGCCAAGCCTGAGAAGATGGCGCACAAGAGTGGATGGTATGAAGCTGTGGCTGATATTATCCCGACCCTGACCGAGAAGAAGAATGGCGTGGCTCCTTGGATGGATATTCGCTTGAAGGCTGATGGTATTGACTGGAGAAACATTGACAAGCCATTATACGTGATGGGTAGTGCTTATGCTGATGGCAAGATTCCTCATGCCTTTGCTGACGAACTGCTGCCAACACTCAGAACGAAGAGTGGTGACGTGATTGTGATGCCTGATGGCAAGGTATATCGTGCCTTGGGTAGAGTGCTCGCTAGAGTATCAGGAGTTAGCGATGATTACAAGATGCCATTCTCCGAGAATCTGAGCCATACCATCATCGGCAACGGAATCCCTACCCAGTTGACGGAACATGTGATTGCTCCTCTGCTTACTGGCTCAGACCCTAAGTTTAGCATCCGTACCTATCATGGTACTGGTGCTAAGTTTAACAAGTTTGATTTCAGCCACATGGGTGAAGGCGAAGGTTCACAAGCATTTGGCTGGGGTGGTTATGTTACCAACTCTAAGGATATTGCTGAGGACTACACAAGACGTGCCAAGATAAGGAAAGATAATGGCGGTTTTGAATTTGTGACAGATATGTCTGCCAATAACAAAGATATGGTAAGACAATATATCTATAAATATAAAGATGTAAACAAGGGATTGGATGCTATGAGAAAAGACCTTCCTTCTGTTATAGAAATGTTCCCTGATGATGATGATTTAAGGGAACTTAGCAATATTCTTGCAAAGAAGAATGAGGAAATAGCTGTTCCTGATAATATTGCTTATCTTTATGATGTGGATATTCCTGATGATAATGGAGATTATCTTGATTGGGATGCTCCTTTGACAGATAAACAGAAGAATACAATCATTAAAGAATTAAGGCGATTAAAAATAGATTTTGCCGACTTTAAAAAGCGTGGTTTTTCTTTTGATGGTTCATTTGGCGGTAATGCCTATGATTTTCTAATGTATGCTTTAAGAAGAACAAAGAAGTGGAAAGATGTAGATGCTAGTCGTGCAGTTAGTAAGTTCCTGTCTTCTATTGGCTTCACTGGTATCAAGTATAAGGCTGGTAGTATATTTGGCGGTGCTAAGGAAGGCGATTACAACTACGTTATATTTGATGAGAAAAATGCTAATATCGTGGGTAATACCCGATTCTCCTTGCGCTACGACCAGTTTGAGCATGACTTGAACCAGTGGAAGAAGGATAACAATCTGCCAAAGGATGCCCAGCGACCAACCATCCCACAACGCAACGCTGGCGAGAGTGCCGTTGACTTCCTGAGGAGAGTGGACGAGTACCGAAAGCAGATGGCTCTGTGGAAGACTGCTCCAACCTACGAGCAGCATCTTCTGAGTGATGATACTGCCCTTGGAGAGTTCAACCGAGAGTTGCAGCGTGGCTCCGTCCTCAAACGTATCGCTTTCCAAGATAGTATGCTGGCTATCCGCAAGGCTCAGGAAGCTATCATGAAGGAAGTGGGTGTTGACCGCCTGAATATGGCTGAGGATGCCTATACTGCCGAGAACCGCAGTCATGGCAAGGGAAAGAACGAGTTTGAGGAGTACAACAATGAGTTCTTGCAGCCATTAAGAAAGGCTTATCATCAGATGAAGAAGATACTGGGTGATAGTTATGATAATGTCCGTATCTACATGATGGCTAAGCATGGCTTGGAGCGTGATGCTCAGATGGCTTTCAAGAAGTCTCTGGAAGCTGACTATGAGGACGTGGCTCAGAGAAGTGCGGCATACAAGACTTACAAGGGCGATATGAACCGTATTACCAATGATAGCGATTTGGAGTTTGGAAGAGTGGATTTCAATACTTGGAGACAGAGAGATAATGCTCTCAGAACGAAATATTCTCCTTCCTATATGGACTATCGTTATGATAAGAATGGTATCGCCTACGATTACTCAGGCTTGTCGGCTCTCTTTGACGGCTCAGACTTTGAGGAAGCTGCCCACAAACTGGTAAAGGATATTGAGAGTAAGTATGTAGCTGAGACTCACGACCTCTGGGATGCAACGAATGCGGCTACAAAGAAGATTCTTCGTGATGGATATAAGGCTGGCATGATGAGCAAAGATACTTATCAGTACGTGCGTGATATGTATAGCCATTATATTCCTCTTCGTGGCTGGGATGGCACTACTGCCGACCAAGTATGGGACTATGTTGGTGGTGGCAAGGGTGCGTTCAATCAGACCTTGAAGACGGCACACGGACGTACATCTATCGCCAATGACCCTATCGCCTACATCGAGAATATGGCAGAGAGTGGAATCCTGCTGAACAACAAGAACTGGGTGAAGCAACACCTGATGCTCTTGGCTCAAAATCATCCTACTTCCCTGCTGACCCTGAGCAAGGCTTGGTATGTGAAGAGTACGGATGCCAACGGAAACGAAGAGTGGATTCCTGCTACACCTCAGATTACTTCTCAGATGAATAGTAATCAGGTGAAGGCTGCCATTGATGCTTTCGAGCAGAAGATGGAGCAGATGGCTCAGGCTGGTGATGCTACTCAGAAGAGAGACGGATTGAACATAGCCTATCCTCAGACTCATAGCGAGGAGAGAGAGCATGAGGTTCGAGTGATGAAGGATGGCGAGGAATATGTTATTTACGTGAATGGTGACCCTCAGTTGGCTCAGGCTATGAACAATACTAGAGCACACCGAGTAAGAGAGATTCAGAGCGGAAAACTGGATAGGGCTGCTGCTTGGTTGGGCAGAAAGATGGCTGCTGCCTATACCAGTCTTTCACCTCTCTTCATCCCTTCCAACTACTTCCGAGACCTGACTATGACGCTGGCATCTACAGCTATCCGTGAGGATGCAAAGTACAACTATCTGCTCAGAAAGAATCTTGCTACCTCTTGGAATCTCGGTTTCATGCTGAGAGACTATAAGAACGGCAAGTTGAGAGATAAGGTAAACAACGGAAACGCTACTCCAAAGGAAAAGATGTTCTATGACTTCATGATGAATGGTGGAGAGACTGGATTTGTATCTTCGCTTGACGTGGAAGACTTGAAGAAGAAATTCAAGAATGACTTGAAGGATTTGGATAGATGGAAGACGAACCCAGTAAAGGTAGGGCATACCATCATGGATAGTATAGAGTTCCTGAACAGAGCAATCGAGGATAGTAACCGATTTGCGGTTTACATGACCTCTATTCAGTATGGACGTTCTATTGGTGAGGCGGTTAATGATGCCAAGGACGTTACCTTAAACTTCAACCGCAAGGGTACTGGCGAATACGGCTGGCAGATGATTAGAAATCTCTATATATTCATCAACCCAGCAGTACAGAGTTTGCAGACCTTGGGTGCGCTTGCCAAGCATCATCCTTTCAAGTTCACGGCTGTTACTGCATCATGGTTGGCGAGTGGCGTGCTGGTTCCTATCGTTAACGCTGCCCTGATGAGTCTGTTGGGTGGTGATGATGATAATGATAAGTACTGGCAGTTCACCAAGTGGGATAGAAGAAACAACCTTATCATGTGGGTTCCGTTCACTCATGAGTATATAAAGATTCCTCTTGCTCAGGAGTTCCGTGCCTTCTATGGAATAGGCGATATGATTGCATCCAAGATGATGGGTGGCGAGTTGGCAGAAGAGAGTTGGAGCCAGTATGCAGAAGACTTGCTCGGTCAGGTAGTTGATATGCTTCCGCTCGACCCGACTGGATATGACGGAAATATTGCGGTCAGTCTGATGCCGAACCCTATCCGTCCAGTCTTCGAGTTGGCTTTCAATGTTGACTTTACTGGCAAGCCATTATTCAAGGAGACAGAGTATAACAAGTATGACCCGAACTTTACAAAGGCATACGTGGGCACTCCTGATTGGCTGGTACGTGCATCCAAGATGGTTAACTCAATCGGAAACGACTATCCTAATGTGCAGCAGAACAGCATTGATGCTTTCGGTGACCCAAGATACAATCTGAATAACCCTGCTGTGGTTGACCATGTATTGTCTTCTTATCTCGGTGGTGCTTACACCATGGGCAGTCAGGTGCTCGGTTTGCTTACCAAGTCGCTCAATGACCCGAAGGAAATTAAGGTGGCTGATATTCCATTATTCAGTAAGTTCGTCAGCAATCCTGATGATAGACCGGTTACTAAGAAACAAGGTGATGAGTTCTGGAATATGAAGGAGAATCACGACCGAGCAGCCAATACCCTGAGCAAGTTGAAGAAACAAGCTAAGGTGGATGGCGATTACTCAATGCTGGAGCGGTTCTACGGCTCAGAGGAGTATAAGAAGTACAAGCAGGATGATGTGAAGGTGAAGAAGTATGAGGAAGACAAGAAGAAGGAACGTGCTGAGGATAGTGGGGAGGAGTATAGACCTCACAAGTTGAATGCCGAGGATATATACAAGGCTCATGCTACTCCGAAGGATGATTTCGAGGACTTGAAGCTGAAACAACTCTACACCAAACTGAACGGATTCAAGACTTCCTATGACCTCTTGGTTGATACGGCTCCTAGTCAGAGCGATGGCTACTACAACAACAACAAGGCTGCCATTGATGCCATTGACGAGATTTCCCTTGACAAGCAGGAGATTTCCGAGTTGAAGAAAGGTTTCTTGGATGATGGCAAGGATGCCTACAACGCTGAGGACATGAAGCAGATTCGTGACCTGAGAAAGAAGATTCTTTCCGTGCTGGAGAAGGCTAACAAGGTAGTTGTGGCTAACCAGAAGGCAAAGGCTAAGAAGTAATACATATATGACTATCCCCTGAAAGTGCTATGCTTTCGGGGGATAATTGCTTTCAATCTGAAACTTTTTACCCCTTTTTCTTGTGTGAATCTATCAATCTGTAAGTATTTATAAAGTTTAACTTTTAAAGTTGTGTATAAATGTAGCTATTTCCTAATTTATTATTATATTTGCCACCTCTAAGATTTTTTATTAAATAAGTAAAAGAACCTCAATCATATAAACTTTTAGAAAACAATGGCTTATGAGAAAAGAAGAAGACGAAGACCAACGGGTCAGGAATTTGTTTAGAGAGATAACTAAGTTACTCCCTGAACGCAGCTAGATTAAGACGGACTTGCTTTATTTCAAGTATGCGCCTATATTGGTCATGCTTTTCAGATGGTATAGTGTATCTCAGTTCTACGACAGCAAGATGGAGATAACGCTGTGGTATGAAGAGAACGAGGAACCTATCTGGTTCTTCTACTTCATCACTTACATTCTTTACCCGATTTCTCTTTGGAAAGGTCAGGTACTGCACAGATTGTGCGTGGAGTGGAGAATACCGCTCTTATATGCAGCAGGAGTCAACGTAATACACATCATGTTCGGCTCTATCGTTATCACAAATCAGATGTATTATTGTGATATGTTCCTGATTACAATCATTTTAATTTTATATGCTTATGTCGCAATTAGTAAATTACAGCATCATCGAAGCTGGACTTCGTGCTCTCGCAGATAAGGCACATGAATCAGCAGTTGCCCAAGCAGAGGGCAAGCCTATCCCTTGCGGTCTGTCTGAAGGAGATATGGAACTTGTGGCACTTCTTACTGCCATGATGAATGATACACAAGCCAACAAGGGATGGTGCGCTCACGAAATGGGCAAGTCTATCTCTTCCTTCGAGAAGTATGTTCACGATGGCAAGATACCCGAAGGAATCCACGACCAGTTCGGGCATGAAAAGAAGTGGAATAAGTCGCTCATCCGATACTTTGCTAACAAGAAGGCTTTCTTCCGCAAGCTATCACGAAAGTATGGCATAAACCTCTAGCAACAGCAACACCTTATTATATATAGGAGAGACCCAATCGCCCCTCCTGTATATTTACGACCTTTTCCGTAACCATAAATCTTTGATAATCACGCACTTATATAATCTTTTGTGAGTTTATCTATCTCTATCCATATTATTCGTAACTTTGTGCTCGTAACGTTACGTAGTATTAATCAATTAATGTTTAACAAAAGATTCAGGATAATATGGAAAGTAAAACGTATGTATTCGGAAACGAAGGCTCAACATCTAATAATGGGATGCTCGGTCTTCTTGCGCCTCTGCTCCAGAAGCAGGGTGTTGACCCAAATGTCCTTCTTGCCATGAAGGGAAACAATGGTTTCGGTGGCGAAGGTGGATGGTTCATGTGGGTAATCTTCCTTTTCTTCCTCATGGGCTGGGGAGGTAACGGCTGGGGAGGTTTCGGCAATAATGGTCGTGGTGGTCTCGCAAACGAGATTAACAATGACTATGGTCGTGGTCTCCTGATGGATGCCATCGGTGGCAACCGCAATGCACTCAGCAATTTGGCTACCCAGTTGAACTGCACCGAAGGTCAGATTCAGAGTGCCATTTCTGCCTTGACCTCTCAGGTTCAGAATGTAGGTAATCAGGTTGGTATGAGCGGTATGCAGACAATCAATGCTTTGCAGCAGGGTAATATGCAGATTGCTCAGCAGATTGCTAACTGCTGCTGCCAGACCAACAACAACATCACTACTCAGGGTTATGAGAATAAGTTGGCTATCTGTCATCAGACTCATTCCATCAACGACAATGCCAATGCAAACGCCTTAATGTTGCGTGACACCAACCAGTCTAACCATCTTGCCTTGATGGGTAAACTCGACCAGATGCAGACTCAGGCAATGCAGGACAAACTTGATGCACTTCGTGAGAAGAATAGTGCTCTTGTAGCACAGATTTCAAACGAGCATCAGACTCAGGCTTTGCAGGCATACCAAGCACAGATTATCACTCCAGTGAATGCTGCCCTTGCAGCCTTGCAAGCAGAGGTAGCTGGCATCAAGTGCAAGTTGCCTAATACCGTATCTGTACCATATCCTCAGTTGAAGACTTACAATCCAGAGGTGTTCCAAGCAGCTGCTATGGGAGCATACGCTGGTGATGTAGCAGCAGCCAACGCAGCATCAACCGTAGGTTGTGGTTGTTAAAGGAAAGGAGGTAACTATGTTCCCTTTAAACTATCCTTTCAGCCCATTATTCCCAATGGTCAGGAGACGGAATCCTATCAAGAGAGTTGATATTGGCGGTATCTATGAATTGAAGACCAATGCACTTCAAGTAACCAACGAGAGTGTAGACTTCGGTATCAATCCTAGCTGCTACAAGGCTTTACCTTGTGAGAGTATCGTACTGCTAAAGATTCATCAGGGAGTGCCAACTGCTGGCGAAGACCTTCCAGTCAAGATTGTAGTGCCACACAATGGTGCAACAACCATCAGCACTACTAGCGGAACTACAAGTGGAACAACAACGGCTGGCACAACTAAGTCTTCCGTGGTAGACCATACTGGTTCTGCTGTAACTGGAGCTGGTCTTTCAAGCACTACGGAAGCTCTAGCTTATATCAACAAGAAGAGCGGAACAATCCGACTGCTTGGGTTTCAGCAACCAACTGGTGGCTAACAGAGTATTAACAATGGGGCAGATAGCAATGTCTGCCCCTATAAAAGAGAAAGAAAATGTTTCAAGGTTTAAGACAAAATTCCCTTTTTTACATATTAGACAAGGGAGGAGAAAAACCGACTCTCAGAATCGGTCAGGTTATATCGGTAAGTGACCCTCAGCAGAAGTTCCCGACAACTTACATCCCGAATCAAGTGCCGAACTTCGACACAACGGTTGATGTAAAGGTGAAGGTTGGAGAACAGCAACTCAACTTCGAGAAACTGCCATCCACGGCTCAGATAGCCAACTCAGGAACTAATGGTGTAGTTGTCAGCGATAGCCGTGATGCCATGTGCGCAGAGGTTGATTCCATGCTCAGGCAAGCCAAGGGTATCTTGGAGAGTGTTGACTACAATAAGGCAGTAGTGGAATCATGTGATGAAATAATAGCCAAACTCAATCCTCAGATTGCCAAGGATAAGCAGCAAGAGCAGGACATCAGTAACCTGAAATCTGACATGAACGGAGTGAAGGGTACGCTATCCGAAATCAAATCTCTTCTGTCTGATGCCTTGAAGCTCAGTAAGAACTAATAAAGGTAAGAAGATTATGGTAATGATTGAGATTACAGAAGATAAGTTCGATGATTTGTATGACAACATCGAGTCTATGCTTGGTTTTGGCAGCAAGGCTATGTCTTGTCTGAAAAAGATGAAGCAGGAGCGTATGGGTGAGCGTATGCCTGATTATCGTGACGATTGGAGAAGAGAACGTGAGGAACGTGAAGAGCGTGAGAACAGACGTAGATTCAACAACGTCAATGATGATTGGAACTACCCGAACCGCTATGGTGAAAGAGGTGGTGGCGGCTACAATGGTGGCGGTCGCTAGTGTTTAACTTGGGAGTTTTGGCACCGACATTTATGTCGTGACCAGACTCCCTTTAATATTCAGTTCAGTAATATGGGAAAATGCAGAATGCCATTGGATATGTATGACCTCAAACCTGAGGCGATGGTTGCCTATCTCAGATACAATGGCTATCATTTCAGTAAGAAGATGTGCGAGTGGGCGGTGAGCCTGATGTACAAGTATGACCCTTCCTCCAAGCGTTATGTAAATGTATCGTTTTGGGATAAGGAGAAGGTGGATGCCTTGCTGCTTGGTCAGGGTGTAGAGGTGAAGAATAAGATAGGCTACGACCATGTATATGTGGCGAATATGGCGAGGGCAGACTTCTACAAGTCCTCCATCAAGGATGAGGAGCAGTTAGCCCAGTTTATCAAGGACATGGTGGATGATGCCGACCAGAAGGATGGTTTCATCTTCAACCGATTCTATGCCGACTGCTGCCATAATGGTGTACCTATCCCTTGGGAAGATGTGTTATGATAAGAAGAGTAATACAACTTCCGAAGTACGATTGGAGCATAGTATGTTTCATAGGTTATCAGCCACCTGATGCCGATGAGATATGCCATGCTCTTTCGGATATTGGCTGCAATGGAAATCCTTTAATGGAAGCCTACGAACATCTAACCAAGGAGAGTGTAGATAGGGGTCTTACCTATTCCAACCTATCAGAAAGAAGGAGTGTGCTTGCCATTGGGGAGTGTGAATCTGATGGCAGCATCATTAACACAATAGGTCATGAGCTTCTTCATGTGGTAGCGCATATCTGTGAGCAGGATGGAATTGATATGCTGAGCGAGGAACCATGTTATATGATGGGAAGTTTATGCGAGAAGTTCTTCAAGATGTATTGTTAATATGTATAGGGAGGAGGCATGATATTTGCTTGGTGGATTGGTGCAGGCTTTCTGTATAAGAAAAGGGTGAATCTTTCGACTCACCATTTTTTTTTATTTGAAGTCAGCGACTTAGAGTTCTAGACTGAGACTTGCAAATATACTGCGTGCTAACTACGAAGAGATACGTGAAGATATTTGCAAGTAGCAATTGTTTCCAACAAAAACCATACTTTTGTTTGCACTAAGTATAATCCACTTTTATCAATCTTAATTCTATTTCATATTCTTCAATCTTTACCCTCTCCCTGCTGTCACCAAGGAGAGGTGGTTAGTTAATCTATAAATTCTATTCTTTTTATATATTATTTTTGTATCATAGTTAATATCGTCTCGGCATATCTGTTATAGCCATTTTCTTTGGGGTGTACGTTATTCGTATAGAAGAAAGTTTCTATATTCAAAATGCTCATTCCACTTAGTGAATCCAAATCCAAGAATGGAATATTATAGTGTTCACATACAGTTTTTTGTACTTCATATAGTTTACGATTTTTTTTATATAAATCACTATTTAGATATTTGTCCTGAGACCAAGTTCCATCAGCTTTTTTGTATGTATTTGAAGCGAAATCAATGCCAACCGAAAAAGGTGCAACCCAATATAATTTTGCTTGAGGTAATTCCGTTTGCAGATATTCTATCAAACCTTTATAAATCGAAAACAGAGAAACCCATTCAATCCAATTATCTGCATTATTCCAATTTACTTCATCAATGCTTTCACCAATATAATGAATGTTAACACTACCAGAACCTGTTGCATCGGTAATCTCAGCAGTAACCCCAGTGCTCCCTCCATCAAAAGTAGCTCTTTTACTAGTTTCTGTATAGTAGAATATACTAATAGAACCATCTCCATTGTCAACATCGCTCCAACCTTGACCATAAGAGTATTTAGTAAATTCATCAACAATATCTTGTATTGTCATAGATGGAACTACATGAATAGAATACGAACCATTTATATTAATGACTACATCATCCTCTGATGTTGGTTTTGTAAGAAACTTGACCTTGCTTCCTCGTATCGAACTACCACTTTGATAAGGTATAGATATTATTGTTCCTAGCCTCTTTTCACTCACAGTTGAAATAATTTCGTTTCTGTGATTTTGAAAGTAAGATAAAGCCTCATCGTGGTCATTAAAAATTTCACCGTTGGTGTATCTGACCTTCTGAGTTCGCATAAATGGAGTATCTTCTATTTTTCCAAAATTTCCATATCCCCTATCGTTTATATTTTCAATAAAAACGTAATCGATTGGATAGTTATTTTTATATGAAACTAAATTCATTGCTCTAGGCTGAGTAGAATCATCACAAGAAGGCAAAGAGTTTGTTCCGCCAAAAGAAATTGGCTTTTTTGAATTTGTATTCAAATCAAAATGGAAAATAGCTCCACTAATATCAACAAAATGTTGCTGCCACGTATTATGTCCAAGGCTATCAAATATCGTCCAAAAAGTTTTACCTGTAATTAAAGACAGAGGACGAGCCTTAATCGAATCTTGCAGATTGGACAAGGCGTTATAAATGCTTGGGAATTTATATATAAATGACATTTGAAGAATGCGTTTGCATACAGCTAGTATTGTGTACTTACCAGCATAAGGCAATGACAATACTTTATCTCCATCGCAAACTCCTTCACTTACAATCTCATTGTTATCACCGTAGAATACTGCCCACGACCTGTAATTAGCATTAGCAGAACTACAACCTTCAAGATATATATACAAAGGTTTGTCTGTAGATAAGCGAGTTGTCTCGTATTTACAGGCATTTTGCTCGTCAGGAACATGGTCTGGTTCTTCATCTAAACCTCTCCCAAAATAATAATTTGCTCTTATAGTAGGTGCACCAACAACTTCTGTAAAAGCTGATTTTTTAAAAAATGTATTATTATTTGTGCCGTTTATTATCTCACCATGTTTTAAGTCGCTGAGTTTATCTTCTACAGAAAACCAGTTTGCTGGGTCTACTGACCATGCATTTGCCTTTAAAGTATAGCGGTAGATGGTATTACCTGATTTGTAGGTGATGGTGAGACCTACCTTCTGAAATGTTGTAGGAACAGAGTTGATGGCATCTTGGAGAGTAGCATGGGTTACGGTTCCACCTTTTGAGCAGTCGTAGGTTAGGATGCCTAGCTTGCCTACCTCGGCTGAAAGAAAGTCTGTTTCGCCACCAGTAATAGCATCGTTGACTAGTGTCTTGTTGCTTACATCAGCTACACCGCTGTTTCCCTGCATACCAACTTCACCTTTGTCACCCTTATCACCTTTGTCTCCTTTATCACCTTTGCTACCTTTACTACCATTGTAGAACTTAATTTGCTCGGACGTACCATCATGACGGGTTAGAGTGATAACATTCTCGCCACCATCCTCTGCACTTTGCTTGGTTTGTTTTAAGGAATCAAAGGAATTGTCGGTGCGAGTCTTCATTTCTTTATTGATGTCTGACTGCATCTTTCCTCTGTCCTTGTCGAAGATGTTGTCGGAATTAGCCAACTTACCATCTTTTCGACCTGAAACGAGAGTTTCGTTATATCTTTGTTCTGACATATTTATATTATTTTATGTTATATAATCGTTATTGTGGAATCGCCTGAAATCAATTCATCGGAATGATAATAGTATAGTTCTCCTATCTTACTCTGCTGCATTCCCAATGGCAAACCACCTTGAAGGAATGTGAGAGGAACAGATGATACTACCCAGATGATGTCTTCATTTTCGGTTGTACTGATGGTTATTGTCTGTCCAGAGAGAACACCTGAGAATTGTTGTAAGTATTCGACATTAACCTTGTTAGGGTCTGTGGTAGATAAAGCACCATAGTAAGAAAAAATGACATCTTCTTTTGTGTTCAGTTCTATCCAGTACTTCGCATTGTACATACCTCCCATTTCACCCTCTACGATGCCGAGAGGAATATGGGACTTGCCATTTCGCTCCACGATACGGAAAAGGTGGTGCTCGATGCTACAGATGTCGTTTCCATTGTACTTGCCACGAATGGTAATGCCATATAGTCCTTCCTCTAGAAATGGTGGGAACTTGACACAAATGTCACTCGGTTCTACTTCACTATTATTTGTTCCGCTCTGAACAAAAGGCATTTTTGCTACACACTCTCCAAAGGCATCAGTAAGATGTACTTCTAGATTACTGATGGCAGCCACGTCAACATCTTCCAACATCTGCTTATTCTTGCTGATGTAGGCTTTCTGAAGCTTGATGAAAAGGTCGAAGCTGTTGCCTTTAACAATCTTATAAATATCCATATACGTATACATTATTAATAATAGACAAAGATAGGCAGAATTTTCTCCACCTATCTTTTATCCGTTTATTTAGGGCAGAAAAATTTTAGATTAATCCCTTCCATCTGAGAAATTTGCGCTTGCGGCTGCGCTTTCCCTTCTCACTCTTGCAGTTGGTATGGTAGACACAATCCTTGAAGAGGTCTCTGACCTTTATGTCGTTGTCTACCAGTTTGGTTTTCTTGAATGCCTCGAAGAGTGAGCGATTCATAATCATGAGGTTGCCCTTCTGCGTAGGAAGAACGTAGAAGATTTCACCATTGTTCTTCTTGGATGCGTAGTCTGCCTTAGCCGTAGCTTGGCGGTACATGATTTCGCACTTGATGCGCTTGAAAATCTTTGTTACTTTCATAATCGTAATTATTAATTGTTTGAAACTATATGATGGTTGCTGCCGAAACAGAAACCTTTCTTCTCATTACTCTTGCCTGAATCTGTATCATCTTAGGCATTTCCATTTCGTTGAAACAGATGTGGAGTCCGATGGCTCTGGTCATGAGCAAATCATCGTGCTTTCCGTCTGCTGCCTCGTATACGGTTCCGTTCTTCTCGTATGTGAGATATTCATCTAAGCATCTATCGTCTCGCTCTACATAGAGTTGTTCACGGATAACCTGAACCAATACTGAGATAACCATCGGCTTGGTTGCTACATTGGTATGGAATCCGTACTTCACTGGAACCTTATTCTTGATGTCTGATTCACTCTGCTTGCGTGCATAGAGATTATCGTATACGTCCTTGATTTGATTCAGAATGAACTCAGACTGGTCACCACCTTCTAAGATGTGCTCCTTGTCTTTCGTCTCCAAGGTGTTGGATTCAATCACCAACAGAGCATCGTTGTAGTATTTGGCTATCTGAGCCGCCTTCCATGCCAGCAAGTCCATATCAATATGCCCATACCATTGGGCTACCACATACGGCTTGCCACCTTCCATCATCCAATAGCGGTCGAAGACACAGATAACAGACCAGTCGGCATTCTTGCTACGTCCACCAATATCCACTACGACCAGATAGCGGTTTATCACCTTGCAATCATCAAAGGTCTCAGGCTTGCTCCATATCCACAACTGCCCCTGCTTGTCTTCACAGAACCGTACATTCAGCATACACTTCTTGCCTTTGTAGCCATCACCATAAACATCACCGATGAATTTAGGTGCTCGGCATCCCTTGCGGAACTTGTCAACCTTGTCTTCGGCAAACACCTTGGCTCCTGAATGCTTGAATGCTTCAATATCATCGGTAGGGTAGCCAGCAGCCATATCGGCATGGTCGGTGAACTTCTTGCGCTCGGCAATATACCAGTTGATGGCTTCGAGTGGAGCACCCAGTGTCCATAACTTCCAAAGATAGGTACACGGCTCTTCTCGGTCGGACATCGTGTTGGTATTATTGCGGTTCTCGTATAGCCATTTGGCAAACTCTACCTTCTGTTTCTTGCTTTCAAATTCGAGATGATACATATCGTATATCTCGAACCAAGGAACGAAGAACGGCTCAAACTGAGATTGTCCCTTTTTGGCGGCAAGCCACTCCTTGTGGAAGAAGTTGCCAGTACCATTGGCGGTGGATTCGTAGGCAATCATCGTGTATGGTCGGTATAAGATACCATTGGTAGCATTCTGTACTACCTCCTCAGGAGATTTACCATCTGTCTTTTTCCACAAACCCACCTCGGAAAGGTGTACCAAGTTGTAGTCTTCACCATTGGCTGACAATGGTCGTTCCATGGAACCAACCTTAATCTTGCAGAATCGCTGAGGAACCTTCTTTACGTTGCCTGATGTTCCCACTCCAACAAACTTCGGTTCGTTCTCAGAGAACGCTTCTCCCATTTCGTAGAGAAACTTGGTCGGGAAGTTTTTCAGAGCTTCCTCGAACATACCTCTGATGGTTTCTGCTGTGTCCTTGACCTGAGCCACGATGAGCGAGTTGAGACCCTTCTGCCACATGAGTTGCAGCCAGAGAAAGTACATCTGAATAACCGTAGAACCTCCCCATTGTCGGGCTTTCAGCAGGATGAGTCGGATAGGGCGATTCTTCTTTCTTCGCTCCTCCAGCCACCTGAGCAGTCTGCGCTGCGGTCTTCTGAGCACAAAACGGAAGGGGAGACCTCCACCTTTCGGTTTGATATAGATGAATGTGGCAAAGAAGAAGAAAGGGTCGTGTTTCATTCTGATGCGAGTGAACTGCTCGACCAGTTGCTCAATCTCTTCTTCTAGGTCGTATGGTTCGTCTATATCCTTGTGCAGTTCCTCGATTACCGCCTTGCAGCTACCAAACTCGATGAGCATCTTGACGAGCGGAATCTTCTTCATGGAAACTGGAAGCTGCTGTCTCTGAATCGGGAAATCAGGAAGGAAGAGCAGGAATCGCTTATCTCCACAACCTTCACCCTTGATAGGATTGAAGGGCGTGTTGATTTCCTTGATGCGTTTCTCGTTCTCTTTCAGGATGCCAAGCACATGCTTGTCTACAGCATCAGTCAGTTTGGCGGTTACTTGTCTTGGCATAGCGGTGCATTTAAATATCCCCACAACAGACCAAGTACATAGCAATAGATGTGGACTCCAACTGCCATGCAAGGGAAGAAGATTCCAACACAGATATATAGGAGAATGGTGAGATTGTATCTTACCTTATTCTCCACGTATGGGGCGATAAAGCCCATGTAAGCATAGATAAAGCCGCTGAGACCGATGATTGGTAGGGAAGAGGTGAATGGATAGCTGATGGCTATGAGATAGAATGCCACCAAGTGACCGATGCCACAAGGGATGGCTCGGTAGCATTGATGGAAGACATAAAGGTTGATGGCAGCATGAAAGATGTTCTGATGAAAGAAAGGGTAGCTTAGTCGGTTCTGAATAGAACAATCGTCAAAGAGACCCATGCCATCATATCCAAGAAAAGTGATACACATTATTATAATGTACCCAGCATAAAGCGCAATCTTCTCTTTCGTATCTCGTAGCATCTTTGCTTCTCCTCCTTTCTCACCCTGCTAAGAATTACGTGTATGCTTTGAGGAGTCAAATAGAAACTGGGTGCTTTTTCAGCACATACACGTTTGATAATATCCATATTACTGAGATATGGCTCATTATTCTTATGAATCTGGAATCGTCTGAAAATCTCCTGATACATTTCCTTTCGGGTAGGTATCATATTATCAAGAGGTTTTCCTTTCAGTAAGTCTAATATGACTATATAAGCACGGTCTTCTGAAACCCAAAATCTTCTGCTCGGAGATTGGGCTAGCTTTTCCTCAATCTCTGAGAGTCTGATATTGTCTCTTACATTAATAATTTCTTTGTAAGCCCTCAATAAATCAGCATCACGTTCCTCTATAAAATAGCATCGTGAATCCTTATATTTCATATCTGACCCTGCAAATATACAAAAAAGTATTGAATTAGTCGCATCCGATTAGACTAAATTAACGGATAAAAGATGAAAATCGGAAAAAAGCATTAATTTTGGGCATTGATTTATAAATATACACATATATATATGGACGAAAATACAAATATTGAGCAGAATGCTGGTGCTGCAAAACAGCAAGACACCAAGACCAAGAGAGACTTGGCTTTGGAGCGTTTGAAGACCCGCCATCCTAATACGGAGTATGAGGATGATGAGTCTATCTATGGGGCAATCAATGATGATTATGATGCCGACCAGAAGGCTTTGCAGGGTTATAAGGATAATGAAAAGGCGATGGGCGATTGGCTGGGTAGTGACCCTGAGGCGGCTACCTTCCTTCAAGCGATGAAGGCTGGCAAGAGTCCTTACGCTGAGTTGATTCGTACACATGGCGAGGATGCCATTGACTACTATTCAGACCCTGATAATGCGGATGAGATTGCATCGGCTCAGTCGGAGTTCTTGCAGAATGCTGCCAACGGCAAGAAATTGCAGGAGGAGTATGACAAGAATATGCCTTCCAGCTATGAGGTATTCGACAAGTTGGAAGAGAAGTATGGCGAGGAAGCTGTGAATGATGCAATTGACCAGTGCTTTCAGACTATGCGCAATGTGGTGACTGGCAAGTTTACAGAGGAAATGATTACTGCTTTCATCAAGGCTAAGAACCATGATACTGATGTGGCTGATGCTGCCCATGAAGGTGAGGTTCGTGGCAAGAACAGCAAGCACGTCAAGAACCTTGAACTGAGAAAGAAGGGTGATGGTACTGCCGACCTTGATTCTGCCAATGCGGAGACCAAGCCTACGGATAATCAGCCTGACCTTGGTGCTGTTGGTAGAATATCACGTAGGGGTAATATCTGGCAGCGTGGCAACGAGAAGAGAACACACATTCGATAATGAGAAAAGGTAAAAAGATAATATATAATGTTTAATTAATTTAGGATAACAATGAAGAAAAGTACATTTAATCGGCTGCTTTCCGTCTTCCTGATGGTTATGGCAGTTATTTTTGGAGTGAATGGTCAGGTTATCATGGCTGAGGCGGCTCTGCCTGATGGCGGTACTACCGAGAGTGGTCATGCTGCGGAAGCTGGTGGTGCTACTGCTGCCAATGATGCTGGCAATGGTGGTGCGGCTCGTCAGGATGATGGTATCGCTACTGAGGGAAAAGGTCGTGAGCACTTTAACGAGAATGGTACGGAGTTCTATGAGAACGACATCAACGACAAGATTACCAAGATTCGTCCGATGGCTACTCCAGTTGACCAGATTTCACGCTATGCGACAACCAAGCCTGCTAGTTCGTTTGTAGTTGAGTATTGGAGTATCGGTACACGTCCTATCAAGACAACCGTCAAGGAGGATACCACGAAGAGTACTGGTACATCTATGGTATTGAATGTAGAAGACCCTGAAATGTTTACTTTGGATGATACCATCCGAGTGGTGGGTGTGAAGGCTATTACCAACTATAAGGGTGTTGCCTATTCAACAATTACAGATGCTCCTACTCCTGATTTGGAACTTTGCGTTTGCGGTAAAGATACAGAGGGTTATCCTATTGTGTATGCTGTAAATGGTGAGTTGGTCAGCAAGCAGGCTATCGGCATTCCTGTTTTGAAGAAGGGTCAGGTACTTATCCGTATGGCTAAGAGTTGCGGTGAGTTGGATGTACAGACAGGTCGTTTCAACAACCTTCCTGATTCTGAGATTCAGTACTGCCAGAACTTCATGATTCAGGTAGAGGAGAGTACCTTTAATAAGATTGCAGATAAGCGAGTAGACTGGGATTTCTCTGACATCGAGGAGGATAGTATCTATGATATGCGTCTTGCGATGGAAGGTACTTATCTCTTCGGTGATATGGCTTGTATCAAGCATACTACCAAGAACAACTCTGCCCAGTGGTTTACCAAGGGTATTTGGTGGATGGCTGGTAAGGATATTGAGGTAGGTCATGTTGCTACTGCTGACGATATTAAGAAGGGCTACGGCAAGAATGAACGAGTGATTACTGATTTGGAGTTGGTTGACATTTCAAAAGACTTGTTTGTTGGTACTGGTATCGGCAACAAGCGCAAGGTGATTATCGCTGGTTCAGATTTCGTGAGCGCATTCAGTAAGATTGATTCTGACAAGTTCCGCTTGAAGGACACCGTTGAGGTTTGGGACTTGAAGTTCAAGAGTTGGGAGACTGACTTCGGTGAGGTGTTGATGATTCACTCTGAGTTGTTTGACATCTTCGGCATGAGCGACTGCGGCTTTGCCCTTGACCCTGAGTTCTTGGTTAAGCGAGTACACTTGTCTTGGACTCGAAACGTGCTCGACTTGAAGAAGGCTGGCATCCGTAACACCGATGCAGTAGTTATTCAGGAGGTAGCTTGTCTGTACTTGAAGTACCCTAAGGCACACGCTCGTATGCGCCTTGCTGCGGTTCCTGCAACAGATAGCCTTTCTGATACAGAGGAAACCAAGGCTGCTGCCTAAAAGCAAGTAGAATTGCAATTTATTCATCAAATAGTGAGGGGTGTGGGCACTAGCCCCATCCCTTTTTTAGTAACACATATATATAATAAGGAATAATCATGTTTAATAAATATCAAGCAGGTACTGATTTGGCTTTCAGCGTTATGGTAGGTAACGAGCGGATGCGTATTGTTTTTGAGGGTAAGACCATGGGCAGTAGTGTCTATATGACAAGAGACCCTAAGGTACAGAAGGCTATCGAGTCTCATTATTGGTTCAAAGACAAGTTCTTCTTGGCAGAGAGTATTGACGAGAAGAAGGAAGCTGCTGAGGTAAAGAAGAAGGCTGCTGCCAAGGCCAAGAAGAAAGTGGCTGACGAGAAGAAGACTCACGTTGTGACAGATTTTGAGGATGCCAAGGACTATCTGGCTGAGACCTATGGTGTGAGCCGTTCCAAGATGAAGACCAAGGAAGACATCTTGGATATTGCTAAGGAAAAGGGTGTTGAACTAGAAGGTTTGGAGTAATGGTAGAATATGCTGTATCTGATTTAGTGAAAGAGGTGAAGGTGCTCTTGGATAGAAACCAAGAGTCTGCTGGCTTGCTGGCTCCTGACGATTCTGATACACTCTCGCAAGCAGAACTTATTGAGAGTAAAATCGTAGATGCAGCAAGAATCATTCTTTCGGATGCTCCTGAGGATATGGTGGAAGGTACTTCGTGTACGAATGCTGTAACGTGGACGGATAGCAACGGCTATTACGTGGGTAATATGGTTTTGCCTACCGATATACTGAGAATCCTTTCTGTGAAGGCAGAAGGATGGAACCGTCCTGCCGAAATCATTTCAGAGAGCGATGATGCCTACAAGTATCAGAACTGCAAATATGGAGTTAGGGGAAATCCTGAGCGACCGATTGCGGTTATCGTGCATACGGCTAACGGCAAGAGTATCGAACTATATACTAGTAAAAAGCAGGATGCTACATTGGCATTCATCTACGTTCAGGTTCCATCTATCACTACCGAACAGAAAATCAGTCTGCCTTCCGTCCTGAAAGATTCCATCTTATACATGGCTGGCTATCTCACTTGTATCAGCCTTGGCGATACCGATACTGCAAGCGGATTCCTTGGAGTGGCTAGAAAGTTGGCACATATTGTTGAACCTACAACATCATAAATTATGGCAAAGAAGAAAGAAGAAACCAAACTGCTATCGTTGAGTAGGGTGCTTGACAAGGAAGAACTGGATAGCGTGAAGGCATCCAAGAACCGATTTGACAAGCCTTATGAGCGTGCCTTCTCTATCTTGCTGGAGGCTCAACGATACTACAACAACATGGATAACTTCCGAAAGAGAAGATTACGAAACAAGCGATACTGCTATGGAGACCAGTGGGGAGATACCATTGAGTTCAAAAGCAAGTGTGGCTTTAAAAAGCGTATCAAGGAGGAAGACTATATCCGTGAGCAGGGTAGCGAACCATTGAAGAACAACCTTATCCGTAGGTTGGTGAAGAATGTGCTGGGTGTATATCGCTCCCAGAGCAAGGAACCTACCTGCAATGCCAGAGATAAGGATGAGAAACGATATGGTGAGACCATGAGCGTGGTGCTGCAATGTAACCGACAACTGAACCGAGAGACGGAACTGGATGCCCGAACCATGGAAGAGTTCCTGATAAGCGGTGCTGCTATCTATAAGAAAAAGTATGGATGGCGAAGAGGCAGGTTGGATTGCTGGACTGACTACGTGAATCCGAACAATTTCTTCATAGACAACAATATGAGGGATTTCCGTGGTTGGGACGTGAGTTGTTTGGGTGAGGTGCATGACATTACCATCGGCAACGTGCTGAGAGAGTTTGCCAAGTCTCCTGCTGAGGCTCGTAAGTTGAAGGAGATATACCGGTTGGCGGCTAACCGAGATTTCGTGATTGCAGACTGCACCCAGCGATTCGGTGAGTTCGACCCTAAGACTATCGACTTTATGAATCCTTCCAACCCTTCACTCTGCCGAGTGATTGAGGTTTGGCGCAAGGAGAGTAAACCGAGATACCGATGCCACGACTACAACAATGGCGATGATTTCAAGATTGATATTGAGGATAAGGCTGATATTGTAGATGCAGAGAACAGAGACAGAATCAGGCGAGGTATGGCTGCTGGCATGCTGGAAGAGGATATTCCTCTGATTGATGCCGAGTGGTTTATGGATGATTACTGGCATTTCTACTACCTTTCTCCTTTTGGTGATATTCTAAGAGAAGGCGAGACCCCTTATGCTCATGGTGAGCATCCGTACTGCTTTAAGTTCTATCCGTTCATTGATGGTGAGATACACAGCTTCGTGGAAGATGTGATAGACCAGCAGAGATACGTGAACCGACTTATCACGATGTATGACTTCATCATGAGGGCGAGTGCCAAGGGTGTGCTGCTCTGTCCTGAGGATTGTCTGCCTGATGGTATGAGTTGGGATGATTTCTGCGATGAGTGGAGTAGGTTCAATGGTGTCGTTAGATACAAGCCAAACAAGAGTGGTCAGGTTCCTCAGCAAGTGGCGAACAACTCTACGAATATCGGTATCGGTGATTTGCTCAGCTATCAGTTGAAGTTCTTCGAGGATATATCGGGAGTGAATGGTGCGCTGCAAGGTAAACCAGGAGTATCAGGTACGAGCGGTTCGCTCTATGCCCAGCAGACACAGAATGCTACCATGTCGCTGCTTGATATTTTGGAGACTTTCAGCCAGTTTATCATTGATGGAGCATATAAGACCGTGAAGAATATGCAGCAGTACTATGATGTGGCTCGCAACTTCAATATCGTTGGTAGGGCAGGACAGATTGTGCGCTATGACCCTAAGAAGATACGAGACGTGGAGTTTGACATCAACATCACGGAAAGTACGGCTACTCCTGTATACAGACAGATGGCAAATGAGTTCCTTATGACCTTGTGGCAGAATCAGGCTATCACGCTGGAGCAGTTGCTGCAAGTAGGAGATTTCCCATTTGGAGAGGAGTTGCTGCAATCGGTTGCATCTAACCAGCAAGCCATTCAGAATGGTGAGACTCCACAAGGATTCTCTCCTCAGCTTCAAGCACAAATTGCTCAGGCATCACAGAGCAATCCGAAGGCTCAGGCGATGTTGCAGCAGATGATGAGCGGTCAGGGGGTGAGTCCTGACGGACAGAACCCACCGCTTGCTGCTTAGTTTATAGTTAATAATTTATAGTTTATAGTTATGATTGCAGACAAACCAAGTGACAAGGAATGGTATGGCAATGGGAAACATGATGCTAGCCAAGGTGGCAACCCGAATGGTGGTGTTGCTTCAGAGACCCAAGGTAGGGAAGACAAACCCGAACTTTACGAAAATGACGTTATCGGAAAGGTGGCGAAACGCAAGAAAAACGACATCTGGACGAGGGGTGGAGAAAAGAGAACTAAATTTAAGGACGAATAAAGAAAGGAGGTGTTTTTATCGTAATTGTATTTGTCTGATATTCAGATAGCTACAGAAATATCTGCGAGTTTATGGTGCTGCGTTTAAGATATTCGTATCTTTGCAACATCATAAACTTTTAATTTGTATAGGTATGAATTTCGTAGATTTCGTAGAAAAGTATCAGCAGGAAATGGCTCCAGAACAGATGTTGGCTATAGCTAAGGCAGTCGGCAAGTATCTCTCATGCAAGTTGGGCGATGTGGAGGAGCATCATCTTTGTGCGATGGTGTATGGTGTGTTGAGCGAAGAGCATTTTGACAAACACTTTGCCGATGATGCTATCAGCAAGATGTGGTATGAGGATGCTGACGGAACCAAGCATACGGCTCCTTTCTTCTCGGATGATGAGATAAGAGAAGCCTTTGACAAGCATCAGGATGATATTTCTGACTATACCATCCATGATTTGGCTGTTACTATGAACCTGATGAGAAGTGACCATCATGTGATGCTGGAGCGATATAGCAAAGATGCTGATGAGTTGAAGGAAATGGTGGTTTTGATGGCTATCGAGTATCTGCAAGACCCTGACTGCTTGCATCCTACCAGCAAAATATGGCACACAATAAACGGATAAAGTAACTAATTGGGAATCATTTCTTATCTTTGCATATTATTAATAATATATAAATATAAGATATGACTCCAAATGTACGTGAAGGATTGCAATATGGTGCAGCTATAGGAATGCTAGTGAGTGGTGTTGTACTCACCTTCCTATCATTCTTTCTCAACAATTATGTGGTGTCTGATGGTGTGCTGTGGTATGTCAGTCAGACATTGGTTTACTCTGGAGCAATATTCGGGGTAAACGTTTATTTCAAGACAAAACTAGGCAACTTTGAGAGCAAGGTGAAGGATGAACTCGCAAGTATGCTGAAACAAGTGAAGGAGGGCAAGTAATATGAAGGTAACAAGAGAACAGATTTTGGCTATTATGCCGAATGCCAAGGATAAGGTGGATGCGTTTCTTCCTTATATCAATGGCTATGCTGAGGTGTTCCATATTGATACTCCTAAGCGAATGGCTCATTTCTTGGCTCAAATTGCACATGAAAGTGGTGAACTGAGATACACCAAGGAACTCGGCAACAAGGACTACTTCCATAGGTATGATGTGGGCAAGTTGAAGAACATGCTCGGCAACCTTAAAGATGGTGATGGCTACAAGTATCGGGGTAGGGGATTGATTCAGATTACTGGCAGAGCCAACTATCAGGCTTATCAGAACAGCAAGTATTGCACTGGTGACATCATGGAGAATCCTCAGTTGCTGGAGCTTCCGCTAGGAGCAACGAAGAGTGCTATGTGGTGGTGGTGGAAACATGACCTGAACAAACTGGCTGATAGTGATAGTTTCGTGGCTATTACCAAGACAATCAATGGTGGAACCAACGGCTTGAAATCAAGACGAAAGTTTCTTACAAGAGCAAAGAAGGTCTTTAATGTTTAGCCTATGAAAGTAAAATGGTACGATACTGATTTTTGGCAAGTAGCACTCTACGTGATTGGTATCTTGCTGGTGGCTTTTCTTCTGTCGGGATGCAAGACAAAATACGTCCCGATGGAAAAAGTTATATGTCGGTACGTAGTAAAACACGATACGCTGCATACTTCTGACAGCGTTTTTGTGCGTGATTCAATCTTCTTCAGACAGAAGGGAGATACTTGCTTTCTTGACCGATGGCATGAGAAGAGCATTTATAAAAATGTGTATAAGGTGAAGGTGGATTCCTTCCTGAAAAGAGACTCCATCCCAGTTCTCTACCCAGTAGAAAAACAACTCTCCAAGTGGGAGCAGTTTCAGTTGAAGTATGCAGTATGGTCTTTTGGAGCACTCTGCATGCTGCTAATCGTATTAGGTTATAAACTCTATAAAAAGATAAAGAATGGCAAATTTCACATTGACAATCACGAAAAGTGACATCTATGAGGAGGTGGCAAAGACTACTGCCTACATAGGCGCAAAGAACAAACTGGAGGATGGAAAGTCGGCATTTGACCAAGTATTTGTGACGGATGCAGACCTGACGATGATTGATAGGTTCTTCAATGAATCGCTCGATTCGTTGAGAAACGTGCTGAAACGGTTTATCTCAGGAGTCTCAGTAGCAGACGTAACTATCACTTGGCAACTCGAAATGCCTAGCAGATTTGATGATAACCTACTCGAATCAATCAAATCCTCTGCCAACTCATTCTTGGTGAACAGCATCATCGGGAAGTGGTGTGAGATTACCGCCAACGACAAGGTGAAGGAGTATGCAGATAACGCTGCTGCATTATTGCTCGACATCAAGGATAAAGCGTTTTTCAAAAAGAAACCAACACGAACAAAAATATCATAGTATGGCAAGAAAAGATTTAACGATAACGTTGTATATGAGTGAACTCATTTATGACTTTCAGAACAAGGCATTCCTGACTGGGCGTAGCAGAAGAGCTGCTGACATGGATGCTGAGGCTGCCAGCAATATTCAGGCAAGTGATGATGAAGAAGACAAGAATCAGGCTTTGCGTAGCATTCAGAATGCGTATAGTCAACTGCTTGTGGAGTTAAGTGAATCGGTAAGAACCGGTAGCGGTACAACTGCATCTAACGAGTTAATTGATGGCGATACAAATATTACAATCAATCTATCTCTTCCATCCAATTATCCGCTTGCTTTGAAGGATGCACTTACAAGTTCTATCCATGACTACATTATCAACAAGGCTCTGATGGACTGGTTCGTTATTACCAATCCTAACGAGGCGAAGACTTATTCGGAATTGTCTGTAACAGCTATCAAGAATCTGCATGAGACCTTCAACAGACGTGAGAGACCAAGCAGAACGGCTCCTAACGAATAAGGAAGGAGGTGAGTATGAAAGAATGCAGAACATGCAATCTTGGTTATAAGGTAATGATAGAGCTTCAGAAGAAGGAACTGGTGTTTGACATCAAAAATACGGCTGCTGCCTATGCGGATTCAATCTCTAGTTCTGTAGAGGATTCACACCTGATTCATAACATCTATGATGTGGGCGAGGATGGCAATCGGGATAAACTGGCAAGGATTCTTGACTCAGCGGTAGAAGACTGCAAGGAAATGCTTTTCCGATATACCAAGATGGAAATGCTTGGAGGTGGCTTTGATTCCAATGAGTGGGAAGAGTGTATAGGTTCCCCGACAAATGATGAGGATGCTTATTATCTAGCCATGAGAATGCCAAGTGGATTCTCGAAGACAAGTGTGCATACCATGACGGTATACATTCACGATTATATTGTGAACCAGTCTTTATATGAGTGGTTAATGATTGTTTATCCTGATGGTGCTGATAGATTCTGGGCACTGGCTGAGGATAAGAAAAAGAAGATTAAGGATGCCAGCAACCGCTCGGCTGGTAGAGCAAGAATCGCTTTGCATCCATTTTAGGTTAGTCGTTTAAGGCTAAGATAAAGCAATGGTAGCTATCCATCACGGACTGCTACCATTTATTGTAATTATAGAAAATAGTAAAAAAAATATTTATCTAAGTTTGTTCTGCCATCTTGGTTGGAAAGCAGTAGAAATGCTGCTGATGCTTTCATCAGCGTTCATCTTACCAATGACGGCAACTCTGAAATAGCGGTATGGAGAGCCAACCAAGTTTCTAAGACTATTGTCTATAGAAGAACCGATATAGAACCAATGTTTCATATCGTTGCTTCCAAAAAGAATCTGTCCGTTAGATTTGCTGGAGTCGCACGTCCAATAACCACGGATAAGACAAGTAAACATAGTCTTATGGCTATCTCCCTGACCAAGCGTTAATGGTCGTGTGCAGAAAAAGAAAGGAATGTTGTCACTCGGTTCTTCAACGTAAACATTAACAATCTTTCCTGCACCGTTGATAGCGTATGACTCAGGGTAGCTATTAACTCGCTTGGCGAACACATTCACCATCGTTCCCCACAAATTGCTTTTCAGGGAATACACATACGCATAGCCATAGCTAGGATTGAAGACGATGATACGGCTATCGTAATAGTCGTAAATCATGTCGGCATTTTTCAGATACTTCCTGAATCTAACATAGGCTACTTCTCCATCTTCAAAATCTTGTAGTTCAAGAATAGAGATAGGGTAGTATTGATTTTTCTTGGAATAGCTGTATATTAGAGTGAAGTCGAATGGAAAGCCATCCAATACATCGGTAATGCACTCAGATTCTCGTCCTCGCTGCATCATGATGCCTCGCTCGGTAGGGAACAGAACTGCATCATCAATCTGCAATATACCCTTAGGGTTAGAGCAAATATCTCTGTTGGCTGGCTGTCGGGCAATATAGGTTCCTTCTTCTCCAAGCATCAATACCCAAACACCTTCATCGGTAAAAGCGTAGAGTGGGGCATCACCAAACTGACCTTCGCTGATTGGTCGGGTATTTGCTGCCATTGCACTAACGATGGATGAGCCAACCTGAACACTATTCTTGGCAGGGAAGACTAGAGGATTCTCAGCTTCGCTCACTCTGATAAGTGAAGGCTGGTAAGAATCATCTGAGTTTGATGCGGCAAAACTATCTGCTTTCTGCTTGATTGCATTCCAGTCTGATTCCGTAATATCATACCAATCGCCTCCCATAATATCATCAATACCTCCAGTTAGAGTTTGCACGAAAAATGACAAGCCAAAATTAGAAGGGCTATATAATTTAAAACGTTTTTTACGATACCCAGATGTGCGTTTTTCGTAAACGACAATCTCTTTCACATCACTAATTGGCACAGCGATAATATCCTGATAGTTACCAATATATCCGTTCAGATAGTATGTTCCGTTGTTTGTCGGAATCTCGTATATGGCAGTAAGATATTCTTCATTCTTGTAGCCGTATGGTTGGCGAACCAAACTGGAATCTATGTTCTTTCTGATGCCAGCGATGTGCAGTCTGTTATTGTATGTAATAGCAGTAGTGCCGCCAAATGCTATTCGGTTGAGGTCGGCAAGAGAAATGTTTTCCTCTGCTTGCGTTGGCCTCTTAACAACTTTCGGATGTTCAAATTCACTAAGAGGAATGAATATCGAATGATAGAAAGGCATATTGCCGATGGTGTCGTGAACGTCTCTTGCGTTCATATCATCCAAAAGCACGTAGTCTATATCTCCATAATCAGCAGTACGGATTATTTTATAAGATTTATCTATCTGATAGAAACTTTCGCCATTGGTGAGGAATATATCAACTCCCTGAACAATATCCTCGTATTGCTGCAAGTTGCCAACTTCTCTAATTTCTATGGTGTATTTGTTGATGCCGACACCTGATGTTATAGTCTTTCCGTTTGGAGCATCAGGTTTTACTGGGTCTTTGTATATGTTTATCTTTCTTGAAACAGCGTTAGACTCTGCACTAGGAAGAACAAAAGGGTTTGATATATTGATGTATGTACCATCGTAAAGACGAAGAGCAGCCACACCGAAAACATTTCTTTTGAGATACTCTGTTCCGAGTTCTGCAAGTTTCTTGTTGGCAATCGCATCAAGGTCTGTAAACATCTTCCTCGTACCAATAGCACTTGTATTGTAGTACAAATTGAGATTTCCATCCTCTACAATAAAGTATTTGTAGAAATCATCTCCAGCTTCTACCTTTAAGGTAAGGTCTTGATGATAAGTGTTGGCAATCTCAATACCAAACTGCAAATCATCTTTTCCGAAAATAAGATAAGAACCAGTCTTCCATATAGCATATTTGGTAGTTTTAATACCAACAAAGCATAAGACGTTTCCGATGGCGCAAACAGAGTTGACGTGGAAATCATCGCCAAGCAGGAACTCTGTAGGTGTATCATCTGCTGAATCCTGCTCTATCCATCCCCATCTTTCCCTATCTTTCGGGTCCGAGGTACGTATGATATAGTGGGAGTGAATAGCCTGATTGTGTGTCACCTTATGAACCAGTTCTATTGAACTATATTGGTGTATGGTGATATTCTTGCTACTCTCTACTATTATCGGCTGCTGAATAGGGTGGAGTGCCCCATCCTCGTTGATGAGGTTGAGGCAGGTTGCCAACTCCCCATCCTGACAATCGTAGTCGGATGGAGAGTGGGCAAGCCCTTTGAGTATTACTTCTTGTCTTGTTGCCATGTGCTCGAATTTAAGTTTGGTCGCATGATTTCGTAATAAGGTTCTCCTTTGGCTGACTTGCGTGGGATGCAAGTAAGGCGAACCATTCTGTTGAGAGGAAGGTTGTACTCATCAAGGATGGCGGTGATGGAAGGGTAGTCACTTCGGAAACCTACCTTCTTATACTTCTGATTGAATTGAAGCTGAGAGAAGGCGGTGTTGGCTTTGCGAAGTTCTTCCCAGTCCTCACGCATGCAGAATCCGTATGTACCTCGGTCAGGTAGCCTGAATACGAAGATAGAAGTGTCTATACGTTCCTTCTGCATGATGTGGTCGTAGATGCCCTTGGAGAGCGTGACCGAGTTTGCTCTTCCGTCCAGAACCACAAAATCGTTGCGGTGTCTGAAACCATTGACTTTATCTATTAAATACTTGAATTTCATGTTGCAAATATAATATGAAAAGTGATAAAATGGATATTATCCGTTAACTTTGTCTTTCCGCTTGGGTCTACCCTTGCGGTTGCCATACTTGGTGATAAAATGGATATTATCCGTTAACTTTGTCTTTCCGCTTGGGTCTACCCTTGCGGTTGCCATACTTGGTGATGATGGCAGTTGCATGTTCTGAGCGGTAACAGCCACATGATTTGGTTCGTCCGTCACGAAGAGCAGCACCTAGAACCGTACAACCCCTGCCACAATCACATTTGCATATCCAGAACGCACCATGCTGGTGGTTCTCTTTATCAGATTTTCGGCAGACGAGTAATCTGCCGAAACGCTGTCCTGTAAGGTCTATCAACTTTCCCATACTACTTCTCTGCCAGTTTCTTTGCCTCTTCTACTGATACTGGCTTTCCGCTAAGAGGAATGCGGAAGTCGAACTTTGAACGGAAACCATAATAGCCTACGAAATCGAAGCTCTGTTTCATACGCTCGTCTGTGGTGATGTATTTCTTGTAAGCCTTCACCTCCTTCTCTGAGCGGTAGATGGTAGAGTTGACGAAGTAGGAACTGGTTCCCTTGTTAGCGATTACTGCAATAAAGAACTGCTTACCAAGGAACTTCTCCTTGATACGCTGAATGATTGAGATTTTCTTTGTATTCATATATAAAATTTGATTAATTATTAAGAAGAATGCAGATAGGCTGCACTCTTAAAACTATTCGATTACACAAGATACGATACCATCTTCTTTGTTGATACCTCGGAAGTGCTCGCATCGCTGGCAAGCAAGGCTACCTACCATCAGTATTTCATGGGTGTACTTGCCTTGAATGCCGAATGGGCATGGAGTGGTGTACTCGAAGTGCCCACCGACAAATTCATTGACGTTAAATTTTGGATATTTCATAGTCTAATTTTATACGTTCACCGATTAGAAATAAATGTTCGTAGTTTTCTCTATAAATAGGAAAAACATTTGTTTGTGTCTTTCCACATGATTTTGGTTCAGGACAGAATCCTCTATAGATACATTGTGGGACACAAGCAGCAGCAAGACGTGGTTCGATTTTCCTCAACTCTTCAATCACTTGTATCCATATCTTTCTTGTCTCGTAGGATGCTTTGTTGCAGAGTCTTAGCTTGGAGATATTGATAATTTCCTGAGCGTTGAGGGATAACTGCAAGTTGACCAAATCATCCTGACGCATATCGTGACGAGATACATTGGAGCCAGTAATATCTGGTCTAGATGTGGAAACGAATGGCTGAGCATGAACATGGCGAACAAAGTGATTGCTCACCCAGTATGGTATGCCATACATCTTAATATCGAACTCCAATTCCCTGAGCGGTGAATGCTCGCTGAGAATCATCTGTTTCTTGAACTCATCGCTAGGCTCATGTCCCAGCGGTTCCTTACCTTGTGTGAACCGAGCAGCATCCACTACACGCTGCCAATCCGTTACTCTTTTAATTTCTATTTTCATAAGCTATTTTACTTTCGTGAATAATATCCTATTATAAACCCTATAGCAGTCGTACAAGAAAAAAGAAAAATGTCAAATAACAATTCAGCCATAAGCTATTCCTCCTTTCCGCTATCCACATCATTCTCTCCAAGAATATCTTTGATTTTCTTTTCGATGAACTCATCAGAAGCTAGTTTCTTAATAAGTTCATCTATATCAGGTAACTTTGCATCAACTCCGTCTTCTTGATTTTTGGAGGCAACATATTCCTTTAGTGCTTTTACCCAAGAACTATTTGCCATATCTGCCAATGATTCCTTTTGGCTTTCATAGGCTTTCTTCAACTCTCCGTTATCACGGAAATATCTGAGAACTTCCGTCAATGCAGCAACAAAGTTCTTGTCAGACATCGGGTTGCTCTTTGCCTCTTCCAGTTTAAGTATTAGGAAGAGTAATGATGAATGTAATTTTATTTTGTCCATAATTAACCCTTTCTTCTACGATTCTTGATATGTAATGCTAAAGCACAAAACGACAACAATAGCACTAATAATTGTCCTGCTTCCATATTACTTACCTCCATTTTTTCTTTCTAGTTAAACTTATCGCCTTGGCGATACGGTGGTCTCGGAATAAATCTTTTCCCCATCTTTCTTTGCGAATTTCTTGAATCCTTTTCAATGGTCTATATGCATAATGTCTTAGATACCAATAATGAGACTTTTTGCACAGAATATCCAATTCTTTTAGTTCTTTATCCCATGGCAGGTTTCGTTTGACAACTTTGCGAAAGTCGCAAGCCATTATCTTCTTTGCTAATCTAATCTTCATACGCTATAATTCTTCTTTTTCAAATTCACTCTTTGGAACACGATAACAAACTTCTGCACCACAGGAACGTTCTATACCTTTTAAAGGCATTTCTTTTTCTAAAATATCATGTACCTTCGTGCCTTTTCTAACACTAATAGCTATATAATCATAGCTATTATTTGACATCAATGGCGAATTATTTGCCATATACACCTTGCCATTTTTACCAAGATTACTATGATTTCTTGCAGGCTGGTAGTACAACCCGCTAGCCTTATGCTTGATTCTGTAAGGTTTTGCCATAACTACTTACTTTTAAGTTCTTCAATTCTTTCATCACAATTCTTTATCATTCGTCTGAAGAAATCTTTTCTCTTCTCCATGACGAAGATTAGGTCGTACTTACCAACATAATAATCTCCTGACAAGAGGTCATTAATGTATATTCGTACTACTTCTTGCGACCAGTTATCTATAAAAAGAAAATAGGTATCACGATTAGGGTGTACCATGAGGTACTCATAGTAGTGGAAATCGTCATTTTTAATAAATGTCACTCCGCAACCTTTTGTTAACTGACTTATGTCTTTTAATACTTCCATATCTATTTCTCCTTTGCTTTAACATTATACACTCCGTTTATAACTTCTACATCGTAGCAATCGGGGCAATAATGCTTACCATCTATCATTTCCCAGTCTGAGTAGTCTCCAATATCAGTACTCTTGTCGCAGAATAACGCGGAGCAAGTATCTGTACCGCCAAATACTTTTCCGCATCTATCGCAAACAATCTGATACATCGTAATCGGTCTATACATAAGCTATTCTTCGTTACATAAAGTTTCTACAACCTTTGTTCTTGTGGTTTTTGTTGCAGGGTCATATTCGTCATGAAAAGCCTTTGCCACACCTTTTTTATTGGTAAAATAAACAACTCTACCACCATCATAGAAACGATATACGGTTATACCATCCACAACAAATAGCTTCTCTACCTTAATTTCATTAATAGAGTCTGATGTTGGAACATTAACTCCTTTGTTCTCGTTGCAAGAAACGAGCAGGAATATTATAACCGATACAAATAATAATATAATCTTCTTCATACGCTATTTTTTTCTATCGAATTTATTACCAATAACAACCATATATTCAGAAGAGTAGTGAAATAAGAAATCTTGCCCAAAACAGAAAGCAGCAGCTTTACTATCCCAATTAATATCGCCTATTCTCTCGGCATTGTTATCTTTGTATGTAACTATATCCCCTTCATAGATAGGTGTTCCATTCTTATCTTTCAGTCCTGTGAACTGGCAGACTGTAGAAGGGTCAACCTGATGTGCCTCGTTTCTATTAAGCATTGATTCACTCTGCCTATCCTCGATGATGTAAGTGTTACCACATTCAGCATAGAAGTAACCTTCTGCCCAAGTGTTATTGTCAAGACGTTTAGCCTTAAACTTTATGTTTTCTGTTTTCATAAGCTACTTCTTTTTCCAATATTTACCAATTAAATAACCGATAACTCCACCCATAAAAGCTATAAATAGAACAACTATGGTAAGTATAACATAAAATCCAAACATAAGCTATTCTTATTTAAGTTCTACTGGTTCATCGCTCCAAGACAATTCTCTTCCGATGAGTTTCTTGATGCTACCACTACAAAGAGAAATCTCAGTAAATGTATCTTTCCAACCATAATAGTTATCTTCATCCGTCACTCTTATTGGCTTACACATTGAGATAAATTCTCTTCCTTGTTTTGTTACTGCTACCCATGCCATAACTATTTCTCCACTTTTACACCGAACGGAGTTCCGTCGGCAAATAACAAATTCTTAAAGCTATTTTCAAATGTCTCATCTTCATATCCACGGAAGTGACAGCCATTAGTAACTAAGCATGTAAATGCACGATGTGTTTGATAATTAGCAAAGTACTTATCTTTAACAACACCAAACGGCTGATGCTTTAACATTTCTTGCCAGCACTCTTCTGCATCCTTGAATGGACGGTACTTTGGTTCTGGCTTAATTCGGTACTCTATATTATCCCAGTACCCTATTTCCTTTATTTCCGTCCAATCATTCGGGACACTTATGCCTTTTACGGCACTCGGTTTTGTCCTACACTCAATCACTTTTCCTTCTGCAAATGCTTGCAGAATAGGATAAAATTCTTTAGCTTGATTTCTGTCCATAATCAATCCTCCATTATAATTCTTCATACATTTTTTGATGCTGTTCTAAACTCTTTGTAAGTCTCTCAATAGCCATATCTTTCAATTCTTTAAAAGATATGAACCTAAAAATGGAAGTTTTTTCATACCCAATGCATCCTAGCCCATTAGACAATGTGATGGTTTCTTCTGTTGCATCTACAGCTTCCTTCCAATACTTAAGAGCTTTCTTGTCTTTTTCAATTAAACTTCTTAAGTTTGTAGCTTTGTTATAAATTTCTTCTGTCATATCAATCCTCCAATTCTTTAAGTGCATCCTTACCATCAGAACGCATATCCTTAAAACATAAATAAGGGCATCCTTCTTTGTCAGCAAAAAAACAATCTTTACATGTATCACTTTGCTCAACAACTTCAAGAGTAACAGAAACCCTTTCTCCAACTTTAAGCTCTTTCATAATCAAAACGCAATTCTAAAATCCTTACCTCTCAAAGTAGGTCTCTTTTGGAGGACGAACTTCTCTAATTCTTCAAAATCTATCGGGAAGAGCGCACAATATTTATACTTTAATGTGCAGATGAATCTTCCGTTGAGCATTATATCAAATACAAAAGTTTTCATTAGATTCTACCCTTTCTTTTTCTAAGTTCTAACATTCTCCTAGTTCTACGGCTTTCCTTGCCACTAGGAGGATTGCCACCAAGCTTTACTTCTGGGATTTCATAATTCATATAGATGGAAGCTTCTTCATTGAGCGCCTTAACTACTTCTTTAGTCAAGACTTCTTCAAGTGATACACCAGTTGGTGTTACAATTATCTTTACATTGTCTCTAATCATATCTATCCCTCCACGTCTTTAGTTGTACCTAACAAATGCTCATTACCAGCATAAGGAATGCAATATATCCAATTAGCATAAACGCAACAACAATATCCATCTTTGCCTATATAACCAAACAAATTTGCACGCCAATAATCTGATTTACTATCTCTAACCAACACTTTATCAAATGGTTTCAGCTCATCAATATTTGGCTTCAAATCCACAATCTGTTTCTTCTCAGCATCCCAAGCCTTGCCTTTCTTTGTTAAAGCGTCAAAGAGCTGCTGCTTCTCTTCTTCTGTAGAAGAATACCATCCTTCTCCGAATCCACAGCTCATCAAATATTCATTAACCGTTAATTCACCTTCTTTAAGGCATGCATGATAGTATATTTCTGTCCTGTTTGGATACTTCTCTATAGAATTATTATAAATAATAATAATTCGGTCCTTAAAAGTAATTATATCTCCATCCTTGAACTCAGGCTGAGCCTTCTCTATCTCCAAGGTCTCCATATTCAGCTTACCACTTAATTCTTTCTCAATGGTATTGATGTATGTAGCGGTACAACTATGTGATGCTTTGTGCCAATCCTTTGTATCCAAAAGACATGAGTCAGAATAAATAGACTCTTTGTTACGCTTAACGAATACAGCCTTACTTGTTTGGCATGAAGAATGAGCAAATTCTTTGAATACACAATAGTCGCCATCTCCATTAGCAAGTACATCGCCCTTCTTCCAAGAAAACTTTGCCCAATCACGCATTTCCTTAGAAGGAAAGAGAATCTGTAAACCATCAGGATAACCTCTTTCTGTACCAAATTCGGAATAACCACGATGGCAAGTAGTATTATTATCAGTCTCATTCGTACACCAAACTACTGTTTCTGTATCTGTAGTACTGATAGTATCTAACTCTACATCTACATTATATAACAAGTCATATAGCTTAGTTCCTTGCGGCTTATTTTTTAGTATCTCCGCTATATTAATCTTTTCTTCCATATTACTTCACTCTTTTAAATTGAACAGCCTTTCCGTCTTTTCTAGTGCTTGCGCTACAGTCAAAATCTCCGCAAACATTCTCATAGATATTGTTACATATCTCATCGAAGAAACAGCCATTACATTGTTTTTTCTCTGTCTCAACCACCTTTAAGACTATTTTTGACCCAATAGGTAAATCTTCCATAACTTTAATTTCTCATAATGTGACACTTGACAACCTTGTTGACTAGATGAGGTTGCGAATTATTGAAATTCTCTATGAACTGACGTTCCATCTGCTCAGGGAATATGGGCTTGGTCGGCTTTGGAATGTAGATGGTAGCTTGGATTTTGCTGCCATCACTCAACGTCATTAAGCATCTTCTTGAAATTTCTTCTATTCCAAACATATTGCTATCCTCCTAATATAAGCATCCGTGAAGGTACGGGCGAGATTCGTTATACTGCATTTTTAACCTGATGTGCTCTACGAGGTCTATGCCTTCTATATGGACTAGGGCGAAGACCATAACCAGAATCTCCTGCAAGCGTAAAGTGTTCATCCATGCTGGTGAGCAGGAGAAAGGGAAGTAGGTCATGCGAGTGATGATGAGATACATGGCATCAGGAAGGGAGTAGTTTCCGTGCTCAAACTCTACCTTGTGATATTCTTCTGTCTTTCTGATTTCTGTGTCGTTCATAAGGCAGATTACTTTCTGAGAGTCATACCATCCCAAAAGTGACATGATGCGGATAGCGATGTCTGCAAACTCGGACTCTACGGTTCCTTCCAAGGATTCCTCGTAGGCAGTATGCTCATCAGATACTTCTAGATACGTATTGTAGCCTTCAATGCTTCCGTGGCGGTCGTGACGGCTGGCTTGAATGGCTTCGCTCATTTCTGTAATGATGAGCATTAACGCTTTGTTGATGTCTAAATCTGGCTCATAAAAGCCTTTGGCTTTGGCATTTTCGTATGCCTTGGTCATTAACTGCTTTAGCAGTTGCTGTGTGAGTGGTGTTTGTTCCATATTGTTCTTGATTTATTATTTTCTGATGGTGAATGCCATATCGTTGAGGGTGCGGCACCATTTTATCTTGCCTTCTTCACACAACTCGTTGATGGTTTGATATGGCTGGTGGAATCCTCGGTTAATGATTTCGGCTGTGAGGACGTGAGGCGGCACGATGTGGTCAGCTTCACGCTCTGCCTGAATCTCAGCGATGATGGCTAGGATTTTTTCTTTCTCTGTCTTCATTTGGCGAAGGTAAAAATGAGACGTGTGTGACTTCGGACTGGAACATTAATAGTTCCAACATTCCGTTCAAGTCTTGTTGATACCACAAGCCATCGTGCATTGTTCCGATGATTGGGTTGCCTTTGTACCATATTACCATGGTCTTGTTGGTGAACATGGCTTTGTGCGCTTTGCTGATACGCTTGCCTATCTTGATATATCCAAAAATATCCATAAGCTAGAAGAGTGATAGCTGACCAGTCTTGTCGTGGTAGTGATTCCCTGAAGGGAATATCAGTTCCTCGAACATGGCGGTCAGGCAGTTGGTTACTATTGAATTTCCTGCTAGGGCATAAAGTTTGCTCTTGCTGATAATGAGTTGACCAGTCTTCTCCTTGCTCAGGAGTTTGTCTATATCAGCTTCGTGAACTCCCATCAGTCGGAAACAATCTCTTGGAGTGTACTTTCTGATTTGGATGGAGTATTTCTTTCCGTTTGGTGCGGTGTGAATGATTTCTTTGTTCATTATGGTTACGAATGTCATATCTCTTTGACGATTAAGAATAGTGGGATGCAGTTACCTCCGTGACCCATAGCAGAATTGAGAGTAGGGGAGATTCCCTTGGTGGAGTAGACTCTGGTCTGCTGCTCTATCCTGCCTTTGATTTGGAGGTTTGCTAGCTTTATAATTTTGTCGCACATTATAATTTCTTGATGATTAAAACTGCGTTGGCTGCTCTGCCATCGTTATGTATATAGTTAGCAAAACCAGCCTTATAATAACTTGTACGGATGGTTCTACTTAAACCTTCTACGTCTGAGTTGATGAGGAGTTTTCTGCTTGTAACTTTTTGATTATCAGTACCCCCCCTTAGGGAAATGGTCAACACCAAGAAGATTGGCTATGCTGATTCCTGCGCTAAACGATGATGTGATGGTTGGTGAGCATCCATCAGCAGTTTTCGGTATTGCTATCTTCGGGGTAGAGTTTTTCGATTGATTCATTGATGTCTGCTTTGGTGAGATACTTTTCGAGAAGGGGCTGGGATAGGAAATATTCGGGAGATACGTTGTCTTCCAAGATGTCCTCAACCGTTGTCTCTAGTTTAATGGGAGAAGGGAAGTGATACTCTGGGTTCGGCTCGTCTTCTGTGCGTAGGATGGATATTACGAAAATGCGCTCACGATTCTGAGGGATTCCGTAATCTTTGGCATTCAGTACCTTGTAGAAGGAGGTGTAACCGAAGGAGTCAAGGTCTTTGACGTACTGGAAGAAGTACTTCCTCATTGACTTTGAGAGTAGACCTTTCACATTCTCTAGCATCACATACTTCGGTTTCTTTACTGCCAGCATTCTTTTCTCCTGAAAGATAAGGGATGAGCGTGTGCCGCTGCCTTCCTCTGCTCCTTGGCGAAGTCCTGCATTGGAGAAGTCTTGGCATGGAGAAGACCAACTGATGAAGTCGAAGTCGGGAACCTCATTCCAGTCTATCCTTGTCACGTCTCCGAAGTTAGGTATGTCTCTTCCGTGCAGAAGTCCGTAGGCTTGGATGGCTGATGGTTCTATCTCTGAGTAGCCCACTACCTTGAAGTCGAACTCAGGATGCTTATCTTTGAGGTACTTGAAGGCTAGGCTCTGACTGCCATATCCTGCAAAAGCCTCAAAGACTCTGAGAGGATGCTGGTTGTTGTACTTATTGATTGCTATCATTTTGGTAAACAGATTTGTGGTTTATGGATTCCACTGGATGCCCAAGCGTTCTAAGGTTCCGTTATCACGATATATCTCCAACTGCTTTCGGCATAGGCTATGAGGATTCTTTTGCAGAAGCTCTATCATTCCAGTAATGCGTGTTTTGAAAATGATGTCCTTATCTGCATTATTCACGTTCCGTTCAGCCCTTGTCTTGTCAATAAGTAGGCTAATATCAGACGGATGCTCGTTAATGGCTGCTGGCGGTGGTGTGGCTCCGATGAGTTCGTCTTCCCATCCTCGCTGGTTGAGAAAGGTTTGGAAGTTCTTGCGATATTTTTTATCCTCGGTTGCAATCACATATAATGGAATATACTCTATAGCTGCCTTGCGGTCTTTCTGGCTCATAGAGTTCCACTTCTTTTCGAGTTTGGCTTTGCAGCCTACCTTCTTTTCGTAGAGGTTCCATGCTCGCTCAAAGGTATATTCGTCTTTGACTTCCTTTGGTGGAGCAGTAATCTTGTAGCCATTCTCTTCTAGAAGTTGGATGGCTTGTTTGATTTCATCTGTCATAGTTCACCATTTAAATAATTGTCGATTGCTTGGATAAATTCATCTATAGAGCGGACGATGATGTACTTACCACCATGCCGTTCTACTTCATACTGGAATACCTTCTGTTCGGGTTCCTGCCTACCTTTCGGTGTCTTGTTTTCGATGCAGAGGAAACCGTACTGGGAGGTGCGCTTCAGGAGCAGCATATCAGATACTCCTGCCTTCATACCTTCTTCTTTGAGCCATGCGGCTTGTCGGGAGGTTCGCTTGCCGCCATTAGGAACGGCAAAGAAGACTCCTTCAAGGTCAGGATATACCCCACGGATATACCTGACCTCTGCGGCTTGCAAGTTGTGCTCATCGTAGGATGAACGCTTGCGTATCTTCTTGCCTTCCTGCTGTAGCTTTGCCTTGATTTCAGCGTAGCTTGCCATTACCAATCTTTGTTGAAAAGGTCGTAGAGAGATTCTTTTCCCATGATGCGGATGGCTTCGAGTGCTGCTTTCTTTGATGAAAAGCAAACAACGGCATCGTCAAATAAAGAAATGTACTTAGGCAAGTATTCTCCATTATAGTAATTAATTTGCCAGTTTTGGGTCTTGTTGTCGAACTTAGGCTTCCATCCCTTATTGAGATACTTGGCGATGTTCTGCAACTTGATGAAAGCAGCTACATGTTTTGCCTGAGCCAAGTTAGTGCAGTTGTTAAGGTCGTTATAGTTATATTCATCTGAATATAGATAGTTGGTTTTCTTATTACCAAGCCAGTATGTTTTCTTGTCCAAGAACAACTCCTTGCAAATATCATCATAAGTGATAGGCTTGCCTTCCCCTGCATCAGTAGAATTCTCGTCTCCTTCAATCTTCTGACGAACCATCAACTTACCTTCCTCATCGAAGAAGAACTGGAGGTTATCAGGGATAGGGTACTCTACTGCCGAACCATCAGCAGGAATGCGCAACTTAGATAAGGTTGCCTTTCCGTTATTGATGTTGGTAACGTCCTGATTGCTGATGCCTTCTGCATGAATATCAGGAGTCTCTTCCTCGGAAATCTCTGCCATCTTCTTGGCAATCATGTCTACACCTTTGCCAACGATTGCTCCGAAAAGCATCTGTGCAAATGGTGGTAACTCTGGGTTGTTGTTGCGCTGACGGCTATTGCGTCTGTTGTTGCGCTTTTCGTTTCTACGTGTCATATCAACTATAATTTTGTAAAATTTTATTAAATTCGTCTTCTGTAACACCATCTGCATAGAGTATCGTGATGATGGTGTCTAAGACTCTATTATATACTTCATTAAAGGCTGGCTCATCCATCTTGGCGAAGGAGATAGACTTGGCTCGCTCCAAGAACTTCTGTCCGTTGAGGTCGTAAAGCGGTTCGCTGAATCCTGATGTTATCAGAAGCTGCTCACGGAAAGTGTCTATAGAACGTAGGTTTGTGCGCTGCTGCTCGGTTAGACAATCCCATGCTGCTCTGATAAGGGAGAAGAACTTGCGATGAAACTTGATGTTCCTTGGTCGAACTATGTTCGCCTTGACGATGGAACCAACCTTTATCTTTTTCATTTCCTCGTAATCATCATCCGTGTATGGGCGAAGACCAGTGGAGGTTCTTACTAGATGAATTTCCATACCTTATATATTAATGCTTAGAATGGGAGACCACTTTTCTGCTGACCACCTGCAAATTGAGCGTTCTGCTGAATAGGTTGACCGCTTGCATTAACCTGAGGGGGAAAAGCCTGCATCTGCTGCTGGATAGGTGCTGGCTGAGGTGGATAGTTGGCTGCTTGCTGCTGAGGAACCTGACCTATCTGGCTCTGTACCATCTGTCCCTGCTGCTGACCATTTGGTCGCTCCACCTTCCAACAATCCAACTGATTGAACCATCGTCCGTCTCTAGACTGATGTGCCTTCAATCCGATGTTGGCTGTGATGATTTCACCTACTTGGATGCCGAACTGCTGAATCTTGTCTGAACCATAAACTTGGATAACGGCTCTTGAAGGGTACTGCTCATTCAACTCCTCAATAACATACTCTTGGGAACTCCATTGGGTTCCGTTTTGGGAAGTTCCCATTTGAACTTGCCCTGCTGCAATAATTTTACCAGTAAATTTAACGTTCATATCTATACTTAATTAAGTTTGATTCTTATTGATGGCTTGGTGGTCGTTTCCTTTAGATAGTACTCGTAGTGCTCTGGCTCCGTGTCCTTGAACAGCTTCGTGTCGAAGGTCTTCTTGGTGGTAGCTGCAACATAAGAGTAGGAGGCGAACTGAGTCTTGACGGATTTCTGCTTGTTGGCTTCCATCATCTTCATCATCTGCTCCTTCAAATCATCCTGCTTGATTTTCAGGGCATCCATACGAGCGGTTATCAATCTGTACTCCTGCTCTAGTGCCGAAAACTGCTCAGGAACTTCCACCTTATATTGGTACTCTGCATCTTCAGCGAGATAAGCGTTGATTAACTCGTCTATCTGCTCATCTGATACCCTAGGGAGTGGCTGGAACTTGCTCTGTCCGTTCTTGAACCACATGCAGACAATCTCCTTCACCTTCAAGTCAGGATTCTGCTCCTCGAACCATTTGGCATAGATGGATAGCTGGAGCGATACGTTGTCGTAGTGGAGGGTGGCGGTGGTCTTGTAGTCTACCAGATAGATGTTGCCTTCTTCATCAGCGAAGACTCCATCAATGGCAGATGCGAAGTTCTCACCATCTGTAACAAGATACTCGGATGCAACATAGTGTAAATCGTATGCGACTAACATACTATGGAAGGCAAGAAGCTCTTCTGTAGGGTTCGGGTACTGCTTGATGTCTGCATCGAAGATAGAACAGAAGGTTTCAAAGGTGTTATGGATAAGACCTCCTCGCTCTGCTGCCTTCTTCAATACAAACTCTGGAATATTCTTATAGGTGTCGGGGAAGGCTTTCTTGATGAGCGTTCCCGTCACACCTTTCAATTCCTTCTTGCCGATGAAGTACTGGTGCGTCTCTTCTATAAATGTGACATTTGGCACATTCAGGCTGATTTTCTTTGTTGTTTCTGTCATATTATTGTAATCCTAATTCTTTCTTCTTAGCTGATACTGCTTGCATGAACTGAGGGTTGACGGTGAGCGGCTTGTATGTTTGAACTACCCATATCAGATTGTCTTTCGTGACACATCTGCTAAGGTATGCCAATCCTTCGTTCAAGTCATTTGTGTGATACTGGGGTGTTGCTGGCTGCTGGGCGGCTTGTGAAGGCTGGGCGGCTGACTGCTGAGTCTGGGCTTGCATCTGCGCTGCTCTACTATCCTGAGCACCATACTTGCTATCAATATCTATGATGTCTTTTCCTGCCTCGAAATAAACGTCTGCTGCTACACCCAGTGCCTTCATAGCAACCGACAAGGCATCTGTGAGTGCCATCTTGTAGCATTCATCAGATACGTATGCACCCTTGCTTTCCATTGAAACTTCTGACGAACCTCCTGTTCCTTGGATGGCATCTGACCATTCTCCGTTTACCTTGATAAAGAGGTCGATGTTGCAATAGGCTTTTACCTCGCTTCCGAAAGTCTCTGTCCACTGCTTGGTGATTACGTACTTCCATCCGATTCCGCACACACCAAACTGCTCTGTCATTACCTTGATGCGCCACATTGGGTTGATGTCGTGTTTTCCTCTAAGTCTTCCTGACTGAATTTGTCGGAGTGCCTGTTGAGGAACGACTTTGAGTTTGTTGTAATAATCTAAATTACCCATATCTTTTATGTATTAAGTTGTTATTGATATTTCCATTCATAGCGGCTGCATTTGTAGCCACCATCTAGGTTCTTATTCGTGTTGTCACACATGGTCGAGAAGAGACAATCGTGACAACTATTTGCTTTATATCTCATATTGTATGGTTTAAATGTTCAAATTAAAAGCCCCACGATTCTCACGAATGGTGGGGAAGAGAGTTTTTTATTTTAGTTTAACCTGAGCGGTCGCTACCGCATCGAAAATGTAATCTGTATGAAACACACTAATATGTCAATATTTGCAATTTCCTTTAGAAAAGGAGGGGCAGTAAAATGAATATGATAAAAACTGCCACCTCCGTGGAGCGACATCTTTGCAATCTTGCCGGATGCTTAATCACTCCTTGGTTCCCTTCTGCATTTATGGAGGCTTAGGACTCCCAGCACTAGTAATCGCACATATTGTGATATATCTGATTTCTATAAAATAAACAATTATAACTATTGAACCGAATAGAAAAAAGAAAGCGTGCTGGCTGCATTAGAACCGATTTGTAGTTGTGCGCTCCTACCTTTAGATGCTACCTTATTATATAAGGGTCACGGCATCAGGTCTGCTTCTTCACAAGTGAACTCCAAGTTTTTCCAAATTCCACCTATCAGGTGTATGTACTCGCTTGCCACTTCCACGTCTAAGCACCATCTGTGGTTAATGATGCTCCTTTTGGGTACGTGTACCTCTCTAGGAAGGTTTATCCTATCCGATATAAAGCCTTGGAATCGGGCGATATGGGGCGCAAGGTGGGACTCGAACCCACGACCTCGAAGGCTCATAAACCTTCATACTCTACCAACTGAGTTACTTGCGCTGGGTAAAAAACTTAAAACATGTAAAATTATAACGACAAAGTTATAGTGGAGACTGGGAGTAGCAAACTCCAAAAAACCTCTGCTGTTTTCGATGACTGAAACATTATAAGACTTAACACATTAATAACTTAATACTTAACTATTCTTGTGAGGTTCAATCTCCATATATCTTACTTGCCTACCTCATTGAAGTAGGAGTGAATTTCCTTAACGGCAACAGCGATAGTGATTACGCTAGCTACCAACATTACATCTGCTATCATAAGTTTATCTGTTTAATGGGTAAAACAATAGGCTGATGCCTCTGATTTCAACTCTGCCATGCTCTTCCTTCGATTCTGAGTCATCCACTCTTCCAACTCGCTCTTCTTAAAGTAGAGTCGGTTGATGTTTGGTTTATAGCAAGGAATGATGCGGTTCCTGACGTTCTCTCTCACTCCTCTAACCGTCATACCAAGAATGATTGCAGCTTCATTAATGTTGAGCACATTCTTTGCAGCTATGAGCGAATACTGCTCTATGCGGTCTAGCTGCTCCTTAATCTCTGGGTCTATCATGTTACCTCCTTCTTTGATTGTTGTACTTTATCATTTTTGTACTCACTTCCGCAAGTACTCCTGCTATGTTAGAAATATTTGAGGGTATAGTCATATCTACTCTCTTTCCGTTCTTTGAGCAGGAAACCTCAAGACTATCATCTTTAAGTTTTACTTTTATACGCATTTCCATTGTTAATCTCATAAATAGATATTTTGCAATAAGTCCTATACGTACATTGTCAAGACATTCATACAACTGCTCCTCATTACAGAGTAAATCAATAGAGTTGTCTTGATGTACCTTTTTGATAGCACTTCCCTTTAGAGTAAGTTTCATATTCACCTCCTTCCTAATAGAACACGACCTTGTCGGTTTTAACTCCTCCGAACTCATTCAGGGCATCATTCCTGATGTCTTCGGCTTGCTTGCTCTGACTTCTAAAACCTAGAGCGTTGTAGATGGTTTCCCTTCGGCATCCATATCGCTCAGCAAGTTTTTTACGTCCTTCGGGCGAAACTTTGATAATTTTTATCTTTTTTGCTTGCATATCTTAATTTTTTATTGTACTTTTGCTTCTAATAATTAAGCAACTTGTTGTTTACGAGTGCAAAGGTAGTCAATTCTTGCTAAATCTCCAAATATTTAGCAAGAAATTGCTAGCTGATTATGATTAATTAATTATGGTTTATAAATGTAAAATGTATGGAAGTAACTATTTATCAGCGAATTATGTTAATTTTAGAGGATAAGCAAGTATCGGTTAATGCTCTATCGAAGTTAGTCGATATGTCTCAAACTACCCTTAATACTCAGTTGAAGGGTGAGCGTGCTTTGTCTGCAAACGTTGTTGCCAAGGTTCTTGTAGCTTATCCTGACGTGTCTGCTGAGTGGTTGATGCGTGGGGTAGGTACTATGTATAGCAACCAAGATGCAGATGATTCTTCTTATATGGTTGCTGAGACTCCTCATCATGAAGAACCTAAGATAGAAGAGTCTCATCAGGATGATTCTGTCTGGAAGGCAAAGTACGAGGAACTGGAGAAACGCTATGACCAGCTACTATCTATCTTAGGCGGTGGCATGAGTAAAGCAAATGTAGGATAATTAAAATGTGGTAGGTATGGAGTTTCTTCATGTAATAGTTATGTTTGCATTCGTCTTATTGGTTACTGGATGGATGATAGGGGTTTGTGATGCTCTCTTTAAGGGAAGGCTCTTTAACTGGCTATGTGAAAAGAAGTGGATGATTGCTCCTATTGGGGTATTGTTGCTGATTTTCATCGCTAGAGTTTGGTATGTCGTTTTATTCGATATTCAAGATATGGTTAACTACATATTTGGGCTATGCGGTTGCAGCCCTATAGATTTAAAGAACTTTGGATAATGGAATATATATTAGGTATCATTGTGTTTCTGTCTTTGTCGGCTGTTGTAATATGGGCTATCCTTCAAAGTTCTAAGGAGGAAAATGCAAAGCGTGACAAGGATTTTGTTGATAGAATAAGAAAGAGTGCTCTAGAACGCAAACCTTCTATCTGTATTGAAGTTGATGGGTGTAAGATAATGCTTAAAGAGGATTTCATAAAGCGAGAGTGGAACAAAACCAAAGAAGGTGGTATACCTATCCGAGGTCAATATGAACCAGCAGCGCATTTCCTGAAACGTGTTGACGAATATCGCAAAATGAAGGCTGAGCAGAAAAGGCGTTATGATGAGTTAAATCGTAAGCAGCAGTCAATACTGGATGAATACAAGCGAACTCCATTACCGAAGTCTGAGTATGAAGCTGATGAAATAAAGAAGAACTATAATGGAGAAAAATAATTTTCCCAACTAGGAAAAAATATTTTCCCAACTATAAAAATAAAATTATGCCAAAAGAAATTATTTACGTGTTTGTGGCATTCATAGCGATTGCTGCAATTTATTTTATGTATTGCTCATTGAGGGTTAACCGAAAAGAAGGTGAACCTTCAATTGTTAAGGATGATAGCAAGAAGGTAGCTAAGATGGTATTTAGATATGTTGCCATTTCGATTACCTTTGTTGTCTGTATGATAGTATTGGTTGCCATTGAATCTCAGTTCGTAGAGCCTAACAAAGGATTTATATTTGGTGACTTTGCTGTGTCTGCTATGGCTGCTGCCTTTGTTGGTAGCTTTCTGAAAAAGAAACTCGGTTTATAA